TCGGGGCGTGACGGTTCAGACCGGCCCTCTTTGTGGTCATCTACGATCTTCGTATCCAAGGCGTTGACGAGTATCCAAACAAGCCCCACGCCCAGGATCGTGACTACCAGCACCTTGGGGTCCACGAGGCTCATGCCGACGCCCAGCCACTCCTTGATGGAGGTCAGGTTTTCGAGCGAAAACAGGGTCAGAATGGTCGATCCGAGCCACTTCGCGCCGCTCCGTACCCTGTCCAAGAGGCGGATTTTCGAGCTACGGCGACGCAGGGAATAGTCCCCGGCGACGTCCAAAGCGCGCAAATATAGGGGCCAAACGCCCAATTGGGCGTCCTTGTGAGAGGCGTCGTAGTTGCCATCCGAGGTGTATTTGCCCCGGTTATAGAGGTTCGTGCCGCTCCACACGTAGGGGGAGGCGTGCCGGCCCCGGTAGCCGAAGCCGTTGAAGCGCTCCGCCTCATAGGCGACGCGCTCCGGCGACCAGTCCTTGACCTTTTCGAGGCCCTTCAGCTTCAGGGCGTCGATGGCAGCCTCTTCCCAGGTGTCGAACGGGCCCCGGCCGGAGGGGACAAGGCTGGTGACCTCCCCGGTGCCGATGATTTTCTCGCCGTTGTGCAAGACCCCGTCGAAGTTGCAGGAGCTTTCGCGCATGTGCACGGCGCCGATCCAAGCCCAGGGGACCCCGGTGGCCTTCTGAATGGCCCGGTAACGCCCTTTGTTGGCCGCGATTAAACGCGCTGCGCGGTCAATGGCGCCCTGGTACTCGGGGCGCACGACGGCGCGCTTCAGCTGCTCGCCGATGGACTGTTCCAGGGCGACAAAGCTGCGGGAATCGACTGGCGTGTCCACTTTCGGGGCCTTTTTGGGGGTTTCCGCGTCTAAACGCAAAGCTACACCGCGGATCGGCCAGCGGCAACCCCTGGCGTCGCGCAAATCGTAGGTGGTTGTGGTAATCGCGCCACCTTCGCGGGACGATTGGTTACAGCCGATGCACTTGGCCTCCCAGCCGTCGACTTCGCGGATGAATGTGACGTGGTTTCCGCCCGCGCGAGGGAACACCACCACGGCCCCAGGTCGGGGCTCGCACGGTTCGCCGCACTGGAGCCAGGAGATGGCCGCCGCGGGGCCCGGCGGGACCACTTCAGGGTGTCCGACGTCGTCCATGACCCCGGCCGCACCGATGCCGCACCACGGCGTGGTCGAATCATCGTCCATGGCCGGATAATACTTGGCCCCCCAGCGCATAATTGTCGGGTTGTTGCCGGGGCCGGGCACTTCGCTGAAGCCCGCGCCCTGGAGTTCGATCAGCCGGTCAAGCCATGGGTGATAGTCGTAGCCTTTCGGCTTGGCAGAAGCGAACCAAGGCATAGTGCTACTCCTAAGATAGGGTGATGTTGGCCACGCGCGTCGTGCCATCGCTGCCTCGGTAGCTGATCCGCATGTTGGTGTTAGAGGTTGGCGTCATAACCCACTGGCCGTTGGAGGCCAGCGTTGGCGGTGTTGTGGTGGCCGACCAGTAAATGTGGTGCCCGGCATTGGTGATCCGTAGGCGCTCTATCAATGTCGCGGTGCCTTTCGGCGTGGTAAAAAACACCAGCCGGCCCGGTGTGTCGCCCTCGCCTGGAGTGTCGTCCACGTTGGCTTTAATTGACGCGAGGTCGCGCAGGCCAACGCCGTCGCTAACTCTCCACCAAATTTGCCCTGCGGCGTCCTCTACTTGAACCAATCCCTGAGCGCCTACGGTGGTACCCCGCGATTTGTTGAATATAAGGTCGGGGTCAGAGACAGCATTGGCGTAGCGGCTAATATGCAGTTCGGCGCCGGTTGTGCCGCGCACTTCCCCGATGCCAAAACCTGTCGCGCCGTCCAACGGGCCCATATGCGCCTCAAGGTCGAAATTAAGTATGGACCCAGGCAATGTCGTGAACGCCGAGTGATAGCCGTCATAGACGCCGCCGTGCGCCAGCGTGCCGGCAACGTCGCCGGGGAAGTAGCTAAGGCCCGCATTGTTGGTGGCAATCCAGCCGTTGTCCTCGACGTGAAAGCGCTTGCCGGTCGCGGAGCCCGCGAAAGTAATGTCGGCGCAGCGACAGCCGCCACCATACCTGATGTTGGCAAACGCGTTCGTAAAGGCCGGGGTGCCGGTGAGCGTGATAGTGATGGGGCCGCGGACCACCATGCGGCCCAGCATGTTGATGTCCCAGTGCTCGTGCTGGTCGTCGCTGATCGTGTAGCTGGAGCGGATTGTGGCTTCGCCGCCACTGGCAATCTTGAACGTGCCATCCGTAGTGGAGCACCGGCCAAAGGTGGCGGTTGCGTCCATGTACAGATAAGAGCCTATGCCGTTGTCTTCGCCGTGTATGTATAAATGCGGGAAACCTTCTACGCCCGCGTCGGCAAACGTAGGGCTCCCTGTTATGCGCAGGACAGCCCCGCCAGAGAGCGTAATTCCGGGCACCGCGGTTGTATTGATATTGGTTCCGACCGCGTAGTTCACCGTGACGCGGCCAAAGGTGCCAACCAGCAACGGGCCCTCGGCGTAAAAGCCCTCATAGGTGCCGGCCCGGACCTCAACCGTAACCTCGTGATTGTTGAGGTTCAGCCCCCAAATCGTGTTCATAGCTTTTTGTTGCGTCAAGAAAGCGCCGCCAGCTGTATCGCTCTGGCCATTATTGTTGTCGTTGCCATCGGCCCGCACATAGTACGTTCGGTTAGCGGTCAAGTTTTCGAGGGACGTAAACAACAGCTCGGCAACAAGGGCTGCCAAGTCCGGAACATCAGTAGTGCGTGCGAACAGGTATTCGGTCACGACTCAACCCCTAGGGCGACGATCCAGCCCAGGGTGTCCCGCGCACCGGACCATCCGGCAGGGATCACCTCCAGGGAGTATGCCGCAAGACCTCTCCGCGTGCAAACGCGGTGCGTGTCGAGGTCCCGGACCCCTTGCCCCAGCGGGGCGATTTCGTAGCCGAGCCGGCCGTCCCGGATCAGCAGACGGACCTCGGGGTGGGCGCCAAGACGGGGCCCGTCGAAGGCCTCGAACCGGCGCACTTGGCCGCGCAAGCCGTGGGGAACCGGGTCGTCGCGGAGGGCCCAACGGTTGTCGGACTGGCGGTGCGTCAGCTGCCACTCTGTACCATCGGCCCGGTCCACCATGACAATGATCTGTGGCCGGGCCAGCAGCTCGACATTGCCGAGGCCGTGAATGTTGTGGACCATTAGGCCCTCCTTATCCCGTACAAGGAGACGCGGCCGGATACGATGTTGCCGCTGGAAAACTTAATCCGAAGGCCGGTGATTGCCCCGGCAGTGTTGTAATGGCCGCCGCCCTGCCAAGCTACGCCTTGGTTGGCGGTGTTCTTATTCATGCCCGACCCATAGAAATGGTGGGCCAGCGTCGTATTCTCCGGGTTGTCGAAGAACATCGTAGCGCAGGCATTTTCAGTCCCAGCGTTGCCGACGCCCGCGCCTGCGCCCGCGACCTGACTCATCGGGATGTAGCCAGTGGCCGTGTGCTGCGACGTGCCGCCGGCAAGGTTGAAATGCCACACCGAGCCCAGATAGCCTGTAGTCTGGTAAGCGCCGGCAACTTTGACCTGGAGCTGAAGGGTCACGTCATCGGTGGCCGCGACAAGCGACGAAACGCGTAGCACGAAAGCGTCATAGGTGGTGTCGTCCAGGCCCGTCTCGAAATCGAGCTGTGCCGATGAGCTGGCGGTCTGCGACTGGATCAGCTCATAGTCGGTGTCCGGCGTTGCGCCGTTGGAGGCCGCCGTGAGCCGGCCTTGAGCGTCCACGGTGAGGGACGTCAGCGTGTAGGAGCCGGCCGTGACGGCGGTATTGGCCAGCTCGTCAGGCCCGACAACGTCGTCCTGGAGCATCGCCTGGGTAATGGCGTTGGACTTGATTACAGCGTGCAGCGCGGGCGTGGCGTCGACATAGGTCCAGTCGAGCGAGCCGGTGCCCTCGCTGCCCGTGAGCAAGGCGCCGATGGTGTCTTCGATTTGCTCCACGATGTCGGCCGGCGTCGGCGCCGGGACCCAAGCGGCGCCGTTGGAGTAGACCATGCGCTGAAGGGTTTCGTCGTAGAGAGTCGAGCCCTCGTGGTCGGCGGCCGGCGGCAAGTCGACGGTGAGGATCGGCTGAAGCGGAAGCGGCGCCTGCATCGGCTCCGTCCCGTCCATGGGGAAGCTGATGTTCAGGCGCTGGGCGTGCTCGACTTGAGTACGCGAGTTGGCGACGGCCTGGGCCGACAGCGATGCACCAAGCTCAGCTTGGGGGATCGGCCTACCCTGGGCCGGGGTCCCCAGAACTTTGGTCGCCATTAGGGTCCTCCGCGCATACGTGAGAGTTCAGCTTGCCCGGCGTGCCCTTGAGCTTGGCCCGGCACTTGCGACAGTGCGCGGTCCACAGCTTATGCGAGTTGCCCTCAACCATGCGGGCGCGGGCGTAGGGCGAGGCCCCGAGGCGGCGGCCGGCGCTGATCTGGGCTTTCTTCTCGGCGTTCATCGGCTACCTCCCGACTTGACGTCGGTGTCATACCCAGACAGCTCCCAGGGGTCGCCTTCCGACCCGAACTCGGGCTCAAAGAAGCGACCGCGCCGGTGGTGCACGCTGAAGTGTCCGCCTTCGTTCAAGGTCGTGTCGAAGTCCTGCTCGTCAATGATGGTCGGCGGACCCAAGGCGTGGTCCATGATCCGGGCCCGGACTTGGGTGAGCACGTTGAGCTTGGCGAGATACGGATAGATGCGTTGCAGAAAGCCCCGCATCCGGCCGTCGCCCAAGGCACGGCGCCCGAACCGGACATAGCTGGTGAGCGCGTCGCCGTCACCTGTCTGGATAGTGTTGATCTTGAACAGCTGGCCATCCGCGCTGCCCATGAGGTTCAGCGGGAACGCGGCGAACAACTGCGAGTCGTTCCAGCGGATCACCATTTGATCCCACGTCTCGCTGATTTCGTCCCAGGTCAAGGCGCCCAGCACTGTGCCGTAGCCTGAGCATACGAACGGGGCCTGCCTGCGGGAGAACGGAGTTGGGGTCCGGTCCCCGACCTCTTCCAAGTAGTGCTCGACAAACGCCTCATCAGGCGGCGCGTCTGCGTCGCCAACGCCCGCGTCCGAGGTGAGCGGGACGGCCCACAGCAGGTCGCCGTTCTCCTCGTCGAAGTGGCAGAAACCCAGGTGCTCGCGCGACGCGTCACGCTGGCGCAGGACTTCGCGCCATAGGTGCTCGTTTACACGCGTTAAGGTCACGCCATCGAAGAGGTATTGCGAGTCTGTGCCGAGGAATTCGTGGTAGTCGCCAAAGTCGGCAATCAACCGGTGCGAAACCGGGCCGATGCCTTCGCCGGCCTCGCGGAAAATGAAGATGAGCGGGTCGCCCACGAACTGGCACAGCGTGACGTGGCGCCGGCTGTAGAACACAAGGTTGTCGCCCATGTCCTCCAAGTCGAGGATCGGGTCCGCGCCATCGTGAACCCGGAACTGTTCGCTGAGCCCGGTGCCGGTGTCGCCCGCGTTGAGCGGGAGCCCGACGTCCGAGTTGATGAAGCTGTTCGGCAGCAAGTCGCCCAGGTACGTAACGTAGGCGTAGAACATCATGTTCTTGTAGACTTGCAGGTAACGGCACGTGAAGTTGAGCGCCGACCGGTTCACGAGCTGCGTGTCCGAGCCGTTCCAAGTCTGGACGAACTCCAAGCCGTTGGTCAGAAAGAACAGGTCGTCACCGATGCCACCCGCGCCATCGTCTGGTGCGGTGAACACGGCGCAATCCCACAAATCGGAAATCCCGCCCGTGAAGGTGCGCCGAATCGTATAGGCCTTGCCCGAAACAGTGCCGGGGTTGGACACAAGCGTCAGCTGTGTGTCGGTTTGGACCGACGCAATTTGTACCCAGGTGCCGGGCCACGTGCGGTAGGCCGCGTCACCGATATGAATGTAATCGCCGGCCTTGATGCCCTGGGTGGACCACGCCGTGCCCGCGCCCTGGAGGACGGTGTTGCCGCCCAGGTAGGCGGCGGTGGGCGGCGTGAAGTTGGCCGTCCAGCGCGCGCTACCGACCGACAGGCGGAACTCATCCATCCAACCGTTGAGCGAATCACTAATGCCCGAGACAACCTGGACGCCGATCCGCAGGTCCGACGACATATTGGCAATGCTGATTGTGTTGGTGCTGCCTCCGCCGGTATCGACGCCATTGACGTAGCCTTTGAAAACGTTGCCGGAGCGCACGATGGCGACGTGATACCACGTGCCGGTCGCGGCAAAGTCGGCAAGGAAGGATCGGACAATCGTTGATGTGACGCCCGCGACATGCACCTCGAATACGAGCGAGCTATCGGAGCCCACGCGGATGCGCCACCAATTGTTGACGTCGACTCCGTGTTCAACGAGTATTTGGCTGGTGGTCGACGCATTGAAGCGCACCCCAAAATCAATCGTGAAATCGCTGGTGCCTAGCGTGAAGTCGGCATGGTCCGGCGTCGTGATGTAGTCGCCCGTGCCATCGAATAGGCCCGAAGCTCCACCGAACTTGCTCTGCGCGGTGTCGATCTGCGCATTGCCAGCTGCTGTCCAGGTGTGCGCCGAGCCGCCAGCATTGTCGTCCGTGAACGTGGTACTAGTGTCCGCGCCGTTCATGTGCAGCAAGCTTTTGGTAAAGCTGTCGTTACCGCCGGAGTTGACGGTGCCAGTGTCGTATCGCCGGTTGAGCAGCAGGGCGACGTCGGTTTCGTGGTCGTACTCGAAGACGTCGAGGGTCGTGACAATGACCTGCTTTTGCGTCGTGCCGCGGATAAAGAACGTCTCCACGAGCATAATCGGGTTGCCGAAATTGATAGCCGAATGCGGCTGCCAGCCGAGGTTGACGTTGCTCAGCTTGCCTTGCTTGACGCGGAAATTGCGCCCGTCCTGAAGACCACGGGCCGGAACCATGAGAGGGTCCAGCCCGTAGTACAGTCCCAGGTTTGGGCTGATGACTGAGCTACTTCGCGCCATCGTCCTTTGGGGCCTCTACCAATGCCTGCGGCGGCGCGGGGTCCGGGCCCTTCTCCTTGTTCTTGGCGGCGGCCTTGCCGATGATCAGGTTGATGAACTTGGCCATGAGGTTGCGGCTCTCTTCCGTCAGCCTTTGCAGCGCGTCTAAACGCCCATCGGCTTTCTTGGCGAGCATGAACTGCCAGTTGAACGCACAGCCCCAGGCGACTTGCTCGACGCCCTCGCGTATAATCGGGACGCCCTGCCAGAACGCGCATGTCTGGCAAGCCTTCTTGGTCGCCGCGCGAGCGAGCGGGCAGTAGAGGTTGTCTTCGTTGATAGGACGCGGGTTAGTCGTCTGCATTGTAAGCTCCGTCGTTTGGTTCAGTCTTTCACGGCAACGATTGTGTCGACGTGCTTGACGTCGAAGTCCATGGCGGTGCCGCTCCCGCCAAGGGGTACGTTGTGGGTGTGGGCGCCGCCGGAGGCTGCCCCCGCTGTGCCTGTTACACTCCCCCCGGAGTTAATTGCTGTGACCACGGTGGCGCCCCCACCACCCAATGCGCCTGTGCTATATTTAACATCGTGCGTATGCGCGCCATCAGACTCCGCCGTAAGGTCGATGTCCGGCAAGTTCGCCTGGAGGATCGTGCGGGCGTCGAACGCCGTGGTGAACGCGGCAGTGCCGCCCGTCGAGACGGCGCCTGTGGTGTTGCGGAGTGCGGCGTTCTCATAGGCGGCGTCGGCGACCTTGGTCCAGCCGGTGGGCGCAGCAGTCTGCTGAAAGATCATCCGCGTCCCGGTCGGGAACTCGGTCATGTTCGTCCAAACATCCGGGTCGGCCGAAGCCAGCATTTGCAGCTGCTTTAAGGTCGTGTTGTAGACCAGGGCGCCAGCTTCCCAGGTCGTGACGGCGTCACGCGCGCCGGTAGTGTAGCGCGGGAAGGTGTGATGGCCCGAGCGCCCGTGCTCAAAGATCATCCACGACTCCATAATGTCGCGGAACGTGCGCGCAACGCCGGGATACAGCGACACCACGTCGGTGTCGCCGGGCGATGCTTCATTGGGGTTGAACGGTGGGCTGGCCATGGTGGTCCTCGTTTAGACGCGGAGTGTACCCGGTCAGCGGATGAACGGCAAATAGCGCCCGCGGCGTCCTAGGCGCGAGCCCATGACGCCCGGCTGGGGCAGCAGATGCGTGACCCCGGACAGCCGGAACCGCTTGTCGGCCGATACGACCTTTTGCAGGACCGTGCCGGCCCGCTGCGCCCAGACCCCGGCCCTTTCCTCGTCCCAATCGGCAAAGAAGCCGTGGCTGGTGGCCTGGTATTCCAGGAACTCGGCGCCTTGGACCGTGAACCAATTGGTGTCGCCGGCCGCGGACAAGGCCGTGACGTACTTCCAGTACGGGATGTAGATGCGGTACTCGCCAGGCGAGCTGTCGGCCCACAGGGACAGGGTGTCGGAAAGTGGCCAGACCTCGAAATTGGTCGCACCTGTTTCGGCAGTCGGCTCGCTACGAAGAATCGCCTGGGGACAGCCGGTGATCTGGTCGTCATCGGCCTCCGCAAGGTCCGAACCGTACTCTTGGATGACGGCGGCGCGGTTCGGGGCGACGTCCAGATAGCGGAGGCCGCCGCTGGCGGTCAGCTCGTAAGGCTTGTCGCAGTGCTCTTTGAAGTTGGCCGGGACAGCAACCAGGGTCCGGGTGTCCGGCGCGGTAATGTGCGGACCCGACAGGGCCTCCATAACCTTGAAGTTATGGCGGTCCTGTAGGTCAACCATGGCCCGGTTGATGAACTCGGGAATGCGGGCGACCACCGCGGCCGGTGTGTCGATGATGTTCGTGGCCACGAAGGCCTGGAGCTGTCCGAAAGTCGCCATGCCTCACCTCAGTTCACTCGGGGGAAGGCTTAGCAGCTCCTCGCTTAGCGGCTCCTCCTCGTCCCACCACCTCTCCGGCAGCAGGTTGCGGCACCGGAACCGAAATCTTGGCGTTGACCTCTTCCCACTGCCGGGCCATTGACTTTGCGACGCCTTCCGCGATGTCCCGCGTAAGCGTCGAACCCGGAGTAAGACATTGGCCATCGGAGTCCTCCACGGTGTGCCGTCCCTTGGACAGCAGAACCACTTTGAACCCGCCATGCTCCGCTACTACGGTGCGCTGGCCCGACTTGGCCGAGGCAAACTCCTCGTCGATGGCCTGGGCGGCCATACCAAGCGCCTCTTTCCTGCGGCGCTCAGTCGCTAGTCTCGTTACATCATAGCCGGCCTCTTGCGCCAGCTCGATTGGCACCGGATGACCGTAGGCGTTCAGGTACACGCCAGGGTCGTCCTTGTACATATAGATTTCCATATTCAGGTGACCGATCAGCCGAATGATGGTTGGTCGGTTGTAGTCGATCATACGTTCGGCCAAGGGCCCGTCTCCTTGCTAAGTGTTAGGTAGATGCCAGTAGTCTCCAGCGCAGGACCGCAACACCGTTGTAGAGAACGGGGAGCGCGGCTGCGATGTCTGTCCACGTCCCCGCAGCATTGACATGCACGGTGTGCGCGGCTGCGGCGGCGATGACGCGGCTACCGATGCCGGCGGCTGCGGCAGAACCAGACACGCCGACGACAGCGCCGCCAGCGTTCAGCGCGCCCGTGGTGAGCGAACCGATGAAATCCTCGAACGTGGCCGTGCCGCCCAGCACCGACACGACGCCGGAGGCAATGACCGAGCCGAGGCCCGCGTCCAGCACGTTCGTATAGGCACCCGTGGAGCTGAAGGCGCCACGCATCCAGGCGTCGACAAATTGAATGTCGCCGGCCGGGAAGGTGTAGGCGAGGGCGCCAATGCCGAGTGCCGCGGCGTCGCCGCCGTTGCCCAGGGAGAAGTTGGTGAACAGGAGCTTCGTGGTGCGGAACCCGTCCAGGCCCATCATTTCGGTGGCGGCGATGGTCGCGCCAGCCTTGGTCCCGGCGCCCGACGTGAAGCCGGCGGCCAGGTTGTCCATGACCGCCTGCTTGCGCTGCTGGGGCGTGCGGACGCCACGGGCGGAAACCAGCGGGGTTCCCAACTCTTCCAGGTGCTTGGCGCGGTCGAAGCTATTGAACAGGGACATGGTTCGGTTCCGTAGTTAAAGGGCGGGAGGCCAGGGCAAGGCCATAAGGCCAGGGTCTTTCGCCGACGCGCTGTTCCCCTGGGCCTCCCATAAGCAGAGCACGTTAGGCGCTCTGCGAAACGTCCTTGTTGACAACGGCGGTGCTGATCACAGCATCGGGCGTCAACGGCAGCTCGACATAGTCGACGAACGACCGCACGGCGCCAGCATCGGCCTCGGCGTTGGTGTCGAGGGTCATACAGAACGCCTGGCCGGGCGGGATGATCAGCGGGTCCTTGCCCGTGAGATACGGGGTCAAGTTGCTGTTCGGCGCCTCGAACCGCTTGGCGCGGCTGGTGTTGGCGTCGTAATCCTCCGGCGTCTCGCCATCGGCGTCGTCGACGTGCATGTCGTGATAGACCACGGTGCCAACTGCGAGGTTCGCAGCAGCGGCGGCCATGATGCGGAAGTTGCCGATACCGACCTCGCCCGAAGACGAGCCGATGACCGGGCGCCGCGACAGGGCGGCGGTCAACGCGACCGTATTGTCCGGGTCGACCGCCGTCACGACAACGATGCCGCAACGGAGGATTTTCACCGGGCCGGCGAAGCTGAACTCGCTAGTCGAGCCAGCCGAGTCGATGTTCGGGGTGTCGGCCGCCGAGAAAGCGCGCATCTTGCGCATGACTTCGTGAGACATAGTGTGCTCCTACCTTTTTCCGTGCGCTTCGCTTAGGTCGAAGCCAGATGGATGACGCGGGCCTGTGTTGCGCGCTCCCAGACAAGGAACGCCTCGACGGTGCCAACCCAGCCCACTTCACGGAAGCGGCCCAAGTCCTGCGGGATGCCAGCGCGAATCTCCGGGTCCTCGACGCGGACCAAGCCGCCAGCGTCGGCGCCGAAGAAGATGGCCTCGCCGCAAACGGTGCTGGTGCCGATCAGGTCGGACAGCGCATCGGTGTGATTAGTCTCGAACAGAGCGAAGCCCTCGACGTCCTTCAACCGGCCGCTAACGAGAGGCTCGCTGGTGGTCGGGGCGAACCAATCCTTGTACTCCGGATCGTTCTTGAGGCCGCGGGAGGCGCGGGTCGAGAGGATGCCGATGTACTTGCCGTTCTTGAACTTCGGGCACTTCAGGTCGCCGTGGAGGCGGTCGTGAATGCGGCGAAGGTCTTGGACCTCCAGGTTGCGGTCCGACAGGGAGTCGGGCGTGCCGTCCGTCACGAACTCGCCGCCGGTGGACAAGGGCGTGTACTTGAGCGGCGTCAGCTGGAGGGCGTCGGCGCACATCTTGTCCATGGTGAGGGACATTTGATCGCGCAGGGCGGCCTGGAACGGGTCCATAATGTTGAAATGGCCCAGGTTCTGCTCGAACTGGGTCATGGGAATCTTGAAGCCCCACTCACTGGTCGCGACCTGCTTCGTCTCGATGGCCGGGCGGCCGGACGGGAGCTGATCGACCTCGCTGACGCGGGTGGCCAGCGGCAGCTTCATGATGCGGGTGATCGTGACCGACTCACCCTTCTTTTTGCCGAAGCCAGGCTCCGGGCGCATAAAACGCATGAACTGGACGTTGGCGATGGCCTCGCGCCGAATGTCGGTGCTCAGCGAGTGGTTCCGGTAGGTGCCGGTTGGGGCGTCAAACATCCAAGACATGGCGACGGGTCCTTAGCTCTGTGATTCCGCGATTGCCCGTCGCGTTTAAACACAATCTGCACTGTGCAGGCCCGTCGTGTCAAGCCCGTTTAAACGACGTCGTTTAAGCGCGGGCGTTTAAATGCGGGGGGAGGTGACGGGCGGGCCTCCCCCCGCTCACCCCGCCTCGGCAACGGGAGTAGCCGAGTCAGGGCGAATCTCAGAAGAAGCCGGAACCCCGCTGGAGGTCCGTCAGGTCTTTGATGAAGTCGCCTTTGGGGGCCTTTTGCCCCGCGCCAGGACGTCCGCCGGACTCTTGGCCGCCGAACACCGTGGTCCGGCCGTCGTCGCCGTCCTCGCGAAGGCCCTGGCGCCGGCCGTGGGCCAGCAGCTGGTCCTCTTCGGACGGATCATCTTGCTCGGCAACCAGCCGGCCGTACTTCTCGCGAAGCCGCTTGTCGAGGTCCGTGTAAAACAGGTCCGTGGTGCCCATGGTGTAGCGCTTGGCGTCGCCGCCGCGCTGCTGGACTTCCTCCACGAGCTGCTTGGAAACGGTGTTGACGATTTCCGGGTACTCTTTCCAGTCCGCGAACTTGCCCACGAAGCCGTTCCACATTTGGTCGGCGGTTTCGCGGAGCTGGGCGCGGGACTGGGATTCGGAAGCCTGGGCGAACTGGCGAGCTTCCATGACGCCGTTGATGCGGGTCTGTAACTCGGCCTGGAACTTCTCCGGGTCCGCGACATAGTCGGGCATGCCGTTGAGGTCCAGTTTCAGCTTGGAAGGATCGACCTGGTAGGTCTGCTGGGTCGCCTGGGTGGCCGGGGCCGCATTGAAGCGGTCGAACGACTCGCGGAGGGTCTTGTTCTCCGCATCCATCTTCTCAAGGCGGGCCACGAGGTCCGCAACTGAAGGGTCGGCCTGTCTGTTTTCCGGCTCTTGAGGGACTTCGGCCGATCTGCCGGTTTTCGCGAAGTGGTCGAAAATGTCGTCGCCTAGTGACTGGGTTGGTTGCGCGCGGCGCGCGGCCCGTGGCTTACGTGGCATTGATTGGGTAGCTCCGTCTCAGGTTGACTGACCGCGCATCGGACCCCTGTCTTGCGACCGTAGGGACCCGAGCGCGCTTAAACGCACACTAGGGGGCCCTGGGGGGCCCTGTCAAGACGCTGGAAACCCGGCGCCCGGCGGCCTGCGACTCCCGGAGCTTCTGATTCAGCTTGCGCAGCAGCCCATCGGCCGCCTGGTGCTCGTGCCAAAGGCTCATGGCCAGCTCCGGGGTCATTTTGCCCTCCCGGATGGCCGTATGGGCCTTGGTGGCGATCCCGGCCTTGGCCAGCTCTATGGTCCGGTCGATCAAAGGCATGACAGACCTCAACAGCCCTATGTCCTGGGCTGACGCGAGGTCTTCGATGTTAGGCTGCACGCTGAATCCCCATGTTGCCCATCAATTGGCCCATCTCGGCCATGCCCGGTGCCGTGGGCTGCGCGCCGACGCCGCCGGCCTGCTGTGCCGCGCCCTGGAAAGACTGGGCTGTCTGGCGCATCAGGCGCTCTCGTTCGGACATGACCATCTTGGACATGTCGATGTCCGAGAGGTTGAACAGCAGCTTGAGGAACTTTTCCATGTCCAGCTGCTGCATGAAGGCCGCCAACAGCTCCGGCGACTGCGCCAGGAACTGCATCAGTTGCAGGAGGGCCTTGAGCATCCGGCCTTTCTGGATCAGCGTGGAGATGCCGTGCGCCTGGAAGGTGATCGGGCGCTTAATTAGCTCTTTGCGCCGGGCCATCAGAGCCCCGAACAGCTCTTGGCCCATGGCGGCGGCGATGGTGTAGTCGCTGCGCTTCACGTGCTGGAGGCCGGTCTGCCAAACAAGGTCCAGCAACGGGTTCAGGAACCGGCCCTCAATGGTTTGGGCCATCGACCGGATCATGGCGCTGGAGGATTCCTGGGTCTGGTTGATTTCCGAGGCGCTGGTCCGGCCTTTGGGCGCGAACTGGCCCAAGCCGACCTCGTTAATGTCCGCGGCCTCGCGCAACTCGCCTTTCAGGGCGCTCCAAATTTGGAACACGTCCGGCGGCATGGTGCCGAGGTTGATGGCGGCCAAGAACTCTTCGGCCTTGAAGCCCTCTTCCAGCTTGAACAGCTTGTTGGGGCTAATGCCGTCCGCCAAGTCGCCCGGATCACTGAGCATTGACGGCACACACACGAAGGCCTTGAGGGCCGACATTTGCACAGCGTCGAGGATCAGGTTGGTGAGGTTGTTGAACGCCGTGGCAACGTTGCCAAAGTCTTCCATGTAGGTCCGGCCGTACACGGACAATGGCGCGGTCACCAGCGGCGCCCATACCATCCAGTCCTTGTTGTGCCAGAACGGGTTCTTCTCCGGGCCGCGGATCAGGAACTGGTTGTTGCCGACAACCATCAGGGCGTTCTCGGCCAGCACCTTGCCCGTGGCGTCAACCACGGTGCCGATGTATTCGTCCATGACGATAGGCTGGCGCGTGGAGCTGATCTGGTTGCCGTGGCCCGTGGCGTCCTCGCGGTTCTTCTGCTGCTCGAACTCCAGCGAGGTAATCATCTGGTCGATGCCGCCCAGGTTCCAAATCGACTCGCCGGACTTGTCCGACGCCTGGGCCATCTTCTTGAGTTCGTGCTTGTCCAGCTCGACGCGCCGGACCCGGTAAAGGTTCCGGTAAGTGTGGTCCATCCATACGTTGCGCGGGTCGACCGTTTCGACCGCAACCCGGCCGTAGCCGGCGTCGTTCTTCCACGTCACCACACCGCACATGGCGATGAGGGCGCCCATCTTGCACTGTTCCTCGAACACGGACGGAAAGCCCAGACAGGTCCCGGTCTGGTTCCGGCCGCACATTGAGAGCCAACAGTCGGTCGCGCGTTTAATCGCGTTCGCTATGTCGCCCTCGGCGTCGGCCGGGTCGTCGACGGTGTAAAAGCCGGTCGGCCCGGTAATCAGGGCTTCCTTGAGGGAGGCGGCGAAACGGTCCACGAAGCTGGGGACTTCTGGAAGATTTTCGGCGGCCTGCCATGCCGCCTTCTGGGTGTGGTCGTAGCGGTTCCAGTAGAGGTTAAGGTTCTCCTCCCACTTCTGGTCGCGCGGGTTCAGGCCGCCCTTGCGAGCCTCTTGGGCCTCGGCAAGGTAGCCTTGCAGCACTGGGACGATCTTACGGGCGTTCTCATCCGTTGGGCCGCCCTTGAGGAAATCTGGCACAAGGCCTCCTTAGCGCGACATGCGCCCGGAAAGAATCACGTCGATTGCGGAGGCATCGGCAGCGCCATCGGCGGCGACCAGCGGCCGAATATACCTCGGTCGTTCGGTGATCTGGCGCGCGGGCGTGGCGACTGCCAAGGTGCCGGCGCCGATGCTGAACCAGTTGGTGAGGTCGTTGGAACCCTGCATCTGGATCGTGGCGCTGGTGTCAAAGTTGCCTGTCGCGGTCGCCCACAAGTCGAGCATAGCCGGCGGACTCACAGCCCGGCCGCTATCCTTGACGCCGCCGTTCTCTTCCAGGGACAGCCACGTGACAACCCACATGCCGTTGTCGGTCTTGACGTCAGTCGGGATTCTAACGGCCATTGGTCGGGTCCTTTGAGAGGTAGTCTACGACATAGACGACAGCGAGGCCGAGGCCTCCCCAAATGAGGAGGTTGACCCCTATCGAAACGGCAAGCGCCCACCAGTTCATCCCCTATCTCCGTGCTTGGGCCCGCCAAACCGGCCGGACGCGACAGGCGTCCCGATCCGGGCCAGCCCAGCTTCGGGCCGGGGTGTTCCACGGCTAAAGTACCCTCCCGGACTCGCCTTGGCAACTGACCCCACCGCGTTTGGACGCGGAGCCTTCCGGCCCAACGGAAAGATGATGGCCGCGCCGTAGCCCATGGCGTCGCCGGGGTGCGAGTGTTGATCCTTGACGGGGATGGTGGAGGAAATGCCCGTGCGGGAAACGTGGTAGTGCCAGCCGCCCCGGAGCGCCTGCCACACCTCGGGGCAGCGGTCGCGGTCGACCTGCACAAGGCCCCGGCCGCCCAGCGTGCGCGTCAGCACGGCTTGCAGCGGGTCGATGCGCTCGAAAGGCTTGACCGGGCCCGCACGCCAGATGCCGCCCAGGCCGATGCGGATGGAGCGGACGGCGGAGCGCCGGGTACTTGACTGGTCCTTGGCGCCGCCGTTGGGGTCGCCGATGTTGCGGAGCGAACAGGCCAGCCCGGCATAGCGCTCGTTCCACAGCGGAATGACAAGGTTCTCCAGCAACTCTTCGGTGCCGATGCCGTCGCCCACACAAGCGTCGAGGATGTTCCAGTTGCCCAGCGGCGTGCGCTGGGTGAGTAGGCACGTCGGGTTGTGGCCGAAGTCCCACAAGGCTTCGACCTGAATGCGGGGGACGGGCTCCAAGCCCACGGCAAGGTGGAGCTTGTCCGACCACTGAGGAGTTACGGCACGGCCGACTTGGAGGAACCCGAACTCGCCGTCGATGAGGCGGCGCACCATGTCGGGCCGATGGGCCCACAGCTTGCGCAGCTTGGCGTAATAGTCGCGCGGGAGGTTGTGCATGTTCTCGGGATTGGGCGGCTGGTAGTACTTGAAGCCAGCCGTGCCCGGAATCACAAAGCGTTTAAACGACCAGTGGGCCTCGTCGGGATTGTTCTCGGCCAGCTTGCAGGCGTACCACTTCATGCCCTTTTGGCGGAGCGAAGAGAGCGCCACGTCGAAGACCATCTCGTTGATGCCGACGTTGCCGATGATGGGCGCGACTTCGTCCATGCCGCACCCACCGAACTCCCGGCTTTGCAGCTTAGAAGCGTCAGCAGGATCGTCCATTCCGAGGAAGGTGACGGAGCCCTTGGCGAGCCCTTCGGCCCAGGTGAAGGTTTTCTTGGAGGCATTGTAGTTTCCACAGATGCCGGGCGGGAACCACTGGAAGAACGTCTTCTGTGTGGTGGCGACGATGTTTTCGAACGTGTCGCGGATCAACACCCAATCGGCGCCGGGGTTGTGCCGCGTGTGGTAGAGGCAAGCCCAGGACAGGGCCGTGGACTTGCCCTCACCACGCCTTGAGCTGAACAGGTCCGCTTCCGACCGGGCTTCGATGAACTGCTTTTGCAGCGGGTTCGGATTGAACTCTAGGTTGTGGCTCATAGCTTCCAGTCATTGATGATGCCTAACTTTGCATACAGTTGGCTGACCGCGCTGTGCGCGCCTTCGGCGTCGTGGAGCGGCCACCACGCGCACTTGCCCGGAGCAAGGCGCACGTGCCATTCGAGCTGCCCCGTCTCGTAGTCCTTCGCAAGGTGCAGCACCTCGCTCACGAAGCTCGGCCGCCACGGCTTAGACCGGGTCGTCATCAACGATCCCCCGGATGGATTGCAGGGCATAGGCCTTGGCCTCATCGCGGGTCCCGAAATAGCCGGACTCGCCACCCGCGGGCCACGTGACCCACCACCGTTTCGAAGCAACCGCATACATACCCTGTCTGTGGAACGATACGTCACTCGAAAGGACTTGGCTCAAGCGGGGTGCCTGGGACAGCGGGATTTGCTTCGCCATTGTCGGTGCTCCTACGGCGCTTGCGGCGCCTCAGTGTTGCGGATCGTTTAGCCGTCTGTTCACTGTGCAATTCCCGCGCCTTGGTCCGGGCCGCGCGCCTGGCCGGCAACTCGCCCTTGGCCGGGGCCTCCGGCTTGTCGGGCTCAATCTCCACGGCGATCTGAGCCCGGACTTCGTAAATATTCGGGAACTCGGCCGTGCTGCCCGATGCCCCTTCCTTGCCCAGGTCGAGGCTGGTCTGGATATGGACAGGGACCACGACGTTGACCGCGGCCTTGTCGCTGAACACGTTGGGGTTGCGCTTGCCGGCCGACCAGCGGGCGCCCTGGGCGTAGAGGTCAAGTTTCCGCACGTCGTGCCCTGTCATCTCGGAATTGTCCAGGGCGGAGCGCAGCCGGTCGAGAACATCGTCCTCCAGGGCGAACGCGGACATTTCGCGGGCCTTGGCGAACAGCATGGCCAGCCCCGTGTCCTGCATCACCCAGGACAGGAAGGCTTCCTTGGACGGCATACCGGGCCGGCGCTCGATTGAGGCCAGCGTCTGGCCGAAAGCCAGCGCCTCGCACACCTCATAGGCGCGCGGACGGTCGACCTGGGTCCCCATAGGGGCCACCGGGACCAGCGCGGTCGGGGTCTGCGGCGTTTCGTCACTCATCTTCGTCGTCCGAGGTGCAAACCTGTACGTTTGGGCCCGTTCCAGCGACATATTCGGGGTCCAAGGCCCACACCCAGCCTATACCCGGTTGTTTAAACGCTGTCACCACCCCTTTCCGGGCCCGCTTGACCGTCGCCTCGGTGAAACCGGCCTGTGTGACGTCCTCAAAGGCCTGAATTGCGGGCTTTGAGCCGTCCCGGAGGTAGTCGTGGAGCCATTCCCGGCACTTTGCGAGCATCTTAGGCACAACTGTTGTCTTTCCTGGGTTGTTTTCGCCCGCATCGTAAGGTCCGGTCCACGAAAGGATGCCAACTTCGTTGTCTTTCTCGGGCGGAGGGTCGATCCGGTACGCAAAAGCCTGTCCTACCTTGCCGATGTTGCCCTTGATTCGAGCCACGAACGTCACGCCGTCCTTGCCTTTCATGACGCCGACCTCGGAACGACAGTTTCCGGTGATGTCGATGGTCCCCAGGCCGTCGAAGATGGAGCTGGTACCGGGCTTGCCGGACGCTTTGCGCTTGTGCCGGGCGATCAGGAAGGCCACGTTCTGCTCGACGGCAATGACGCGGAGCAAATCCGACCAGTCGCGCGTCTCATTGGCCCGGTGCAGGTCAACGCCAGTGCCCGTCCAGCTCTGCATAGGGTCCAGGGTGACGAAGCCGATGCCCTGGTCGGCAATGTAGCGGCTCATCCACTTGGCCGCGTTGCCGTCGACGACCTCGCGCTTGTCCGTGACGTGGACCATGCGCATGTCGGCGCCCTGCTGGCGGAGCCGCCAGACAATCACGTCCTCGGCGTTGTCCTCTGCGTTGAGCATCCAGCAGCGCATAGGCTCGCGTTTAACCGCGCTCGGCTGGTCTTCCTCCCCTGGAAGCAACCTCCCAGTCGAGAGGGCGGCGACAATGTCGCACATGACCGTGGACTTCCCTATGCCAGGGTCCCCGGTCATCATGTTGATGGCTCGCCGCATGATAAACGGCTTCCAGAGCCAATCGATCTTCTTGGGTGCAATGTCGCATGCCAGCCGCACGATGAAACGCTTGGCGGCGGAAACAGTGACAGTTGGTCGGCTTGGTGGCCCGTCTGCTGGCATTGGCTCCCCTGAACTCAGCTTGAGGTGCCGCCTTGTAGACGGTCCGGGGCCCCCTGAAAATGCGGCCGTTTGTCCCGCCTGAAAGCCCGTAAATACGATGGGCGCTGAATATGCCCGTAAATGCGTAGGGGTTCAGGTTCATCGTCCCTATAGGAAAACAAGATGAGCCACTAGTTGAAATCTACTCGCTACGCTCGACTCGCTACACTCACCCGCTCATGATCCCCGCATGGCTGGTTGCCATGCGAGCGATGAGCCCCTTGAGCCAGACCAAAATCCCAAGGCCTCCCCCACAGGCCCCTGAGTCAGAAGAGTATCTTGTACAGTTCCCTGGCCTGGTTGCAGCCCCAGTTGCGGTATCGGACCAACGCTGCACCGGCCCCGGCCCCTGCCCCTGACCGGTCCCTCCGGGCTGGCACAGCCAGTCCTCAGGCCCGAATGCCGCAACTCTCCCCCGCCTCCCTTACAAGGACCCTGTACAGTACAGGATACTCTTCTGACTCACGGGGGCGCGGGGCAAGGCCCCGTTCTGGCGCGGGGGGCGCGGGGAGGCCGCGTCGTGTTGTTCAGCACACGCCCCAATAGAGTTACCTGTATGGTAATTTTGCCCCGCAGGGGCATGCTTCACGCACAGACCAATCCTTTATGACGTCCCCTGATCAATATAGTGCACAGCCATGGTGACTGTCTGGGGCCCCGGCACCGTCCCCGCGTGCGAGGCGGCGGCCTGGGGGAAGCGGGCCCGCCGGCCCGGCCCCCCTGCACAGCGTTCACTTCCTCGGGCCCGGCCCCGGCCTAGCACGCGCGCCGCGAAACGCACAAGCAGAGGCATCGCCGCCGGCCAGCGCAAACGAACAGAGGGCGAACGTTTCCATAATGGTGCTTATGCGAATGGGGTAAGTGCCCTTTCCGGACCCCTCGCGTCTCAGCCGTGTTGTATCAGCGCAAGGTGCTCAAACGTAGAGTTCCGTGTCCGGAGCTTCGCTGCCAGGCAGAGGCGCGGTAAAGGGTGACCCGCACCCACCACAACATGCAGTGTATCGCCTCCCCACGGAACACCATGGGTTGTATGGGCAATTGCCCACGGCCAGGTCTTATACAAGACCCTGCGCTAGGGGTGCGACAGCTGGCCGCACCACGCGCCAGGGATAGGGCGTGACAGTGGCCGCGATTAAACGCATTGTGACCGTGTTGGGGCCACGGGGCCCCGCAACGGGAGCATGCAACCATGTCGCAGATAGAGAACGTCATCATTCCACCCGGTCGCACGGTCGCCACGGGTGTCCAGCGCCTTGACCCTTGGACCGGATGGAAGGCCATTGAGATCGAAGCTTTCCGCACCCGGCGGCGCAACAATGTCATGGTCCGCTACCGGGCCCGCACCAAAGATGGCCAGTGGACTAGCGGCGGATCGTGGCTCACGCTTCAGGGCGCCTTGTCATTCATCCGTTGGGAGGCCGACAACACGCCGCGCCTCTACCGCTGGCTTCCCGAGTTGCAGACCCAACGGGCGCGTGACCTTGACCCGGCCCCGCACACGGTCCCGGTGTACTTCGCGCATGAGTGAGTGGAACTGAGTTTAAACGCGAGCGTTAAGGGCCCGTTAACCCGCGGGCCCTATTCTCATTCTGGCGCGGCGCGTGGTGCGTCGTGTTGCATCAACACAACGGGAGTGCCTGAAATGTGCAGTCTATGCAACAATCTGATCGCGGATGGCGATCATCACGCGGCGGCCTATTCGGCCGGTGACAAGCCCAAGCTCCGGACCAAGGCCAAGCGGGCCAAGTCCCGAGTTGTAAAGGCCAAAGTATCCGGCAAGTCTAAGCGGGTCCGCTTGGGCCGGGGCGTGACCCATGAGCAGTACATCGCTAGTATCTACAAGCTGGCCCTGGCTGCGGCGCATCTGTCGCCAGCGGACCGGAAACTGATCGGCAACATTAAACTCACCTATGGGGCCGGCCCCGATGGCGTGCGCGGCGTCACCTACTATCACCGTTGGCAGAAAAAGCCCAAGGCCGACGCAGTGTGCTTTGTGGCTGTGTGCGCGACCGGGCAAGAGTCGCATGTGCAAGTCTGCGGGACCACGTTGCACGAGCTTGGCCATGTCATGTGCGGGCCGGGCGTTGGCCATGGCCTGCCGTGGCTTGATGCCTGTATGCGCCTTGGCCTTGGCCGTGGTGCTGCGCCCCATCAAGACGCTGCCACGGTCGGCAAGGCCACGATCAAGCTCGGTGACGTCAAGCCGATCCAGGCCGCGGGCACGTCCTACGAGTGGGAGATGTTCCACCCGGCCATTCGGGAGAAATTGAAGGCGCTCCCCACGCCAACGGATGGCGCGCCGATCCAGGGAGGGGCCGGGCTTGGTGGCTTGTTCGGCATGCTTGGCGCATGGGGCGGCGCTTCGCCCAAGCTACGCCCGTGCGGCGCTGGATGGGGTGCCCGTGGTGGTAAGTCGCGCGGCAAAGGTTCAGGGTCCCGGTTGCTCCTATGGGAGTGCTCTTGTGATCCGGTCGTGAAGATCAGGCATAGCGGCCGTGACCTGGATTGTACCTGCAATAAGTGCAAGTCCAAGTTTGAGTTGCAGGAAGACAGTCTGCCGCCGGCCCATGGGACAGGCATGGGCAACGTCGCGCCCGTGGCCAAGATTGCCAGGGCCAAGCGGCGCCCGGCCAAGGGCGTCAAGTCCAAGGTCGTGCGGCGGCGGCACAACAAGACCGGTACCCTTGTCCGCAAAGGCAAGGCCACGGCCAAGCGGTCGCCCAAGGCCAAGCCCGTCAAGCCCGCCAAGGGCAAGCGCCTTGGTCGCGTCAAGCCGTCAGAGTTGGCCCTTGGCAAGGCCTTGGCGGGTGTTCACAAACCGTTAGGGAAAAAGGCCTAGGGTAGTCGAGTTTAAACGGGGAGGGGTTGGCCCTCCCCTATCGCGTTTAAACGATGGAGGGACAGATGTCCATGCAACTCAGGATACGCCGTACATACACATACGTTGGAACCTACAGTCACCTCGACTTGTGGGACGTGCTGGACTGCCGCGCCGAATGCATCGGTTTTCAGGACGTGCCGCTGGCCGAGGTGGAGGAGGATGACCTTTGCGAGCCGCAGTGCAAGCAAATCTGGTTCTTGGTCACGGCTCCAGGCGAGAATGCCTTACCGTCTGACGCCGATCTGCAAAAGGCGCTAGAGGACGAGCACACGTCCCAAGGGTGCGCGCATGAGTGGGATTGCTGCGGTTGCCGGAGCTACAGCGCGGAAGCTGAGCAGCTGTTCAAGTCGGAGGATCGGCAACTGTGGAAGGTGGTGCAGAGTAGCAGCCGCAACTATTGAGGCCCACAGTTTCGCAAAAGTGTGGGTAAAGGGGAGGGCCGTGATGCGGGGACAACCGGCCCTCCCCCAGGCCTGGAAGGGGGACTATCCTTTCCGGGCTTTTCCTGTCGTCACTCGTCGTATTGGCGGCGACGACGCGCGTTTTCATCGTAAACTTCAGAGAACGTCTTTTGCTTCGGCCGGGCTTTTCTATTGGCGAGATATTGCTTGAGGCATTCCAGGCGCCGCATGCGGGCCATCTCTATATAAGCCTCGATTAGCTTCCGCCCGAGCGCGGGGTTTTTGCCCTCCTCCGCGTTTAAGCGCGCAAGCCAAATCTTCTCGCCGCGTCGCAGCTGCAAGGCTATCTGTGACCTGTGGAACATGGGGGCGGAGCCTCCACCTAAGATTAATTCATCCTGCGGCTGTCAAACTCTTGATCCTTGCCCCACGCTACCTCTTCACGGAGGTTTACAAGAAAGCCTTTGGCGAGTTCGATGCGTGCGAGCTGCAATGCTTCCTCAACCGGCCGCAAGAAACGGGCGAGGTGGTCCATGTTGTTCTCGCCGCCCCAGATGTCTACAACGATCATAGAGCAGCCTCCAGGCGAAGGGTGGGCGGGACCGTGGGGGGCACGGCGTGAACGGGTGAGGGAAGTAGCCGTTCACTCTAGGGTACAGGGATGCTTCCTAGACCCGCCCAAGGGGGTTAGGCGTCTTTCATTGCTTGGCATGCCTCGTCAATGCCGATGTGCAGCGGGTCGCCAGGCTGGCGTGCGGCGTCATAGGCAACCTTGGCGGCAATGATGCGTTTGCAGTATGCAAGGCCAGTGGCCGGGACGCCCGCCTCGAATATGCTGAGCCACGCCTTGCACTCGGGGCCAGTACTCCATTCGGTAAGGCCAGACCAGTGCACGCGGCGTTTGTCGTCATCCAGGAACAACGCCGCGCCCAGCTTGCAGTATGTCGAGGCTTTGGGCTTGTTCCAGCGTTCGCCGCTGACCTTGGGATTGGTCGTTTGCGAGACGAAGCGGTAACCGTGGCCGGGCTTGTATTCGATCCAGTAACGGATTTTGCAGCGCAGGCGGAACCCGTAGGGGTAGTCCGCGACAAGGTAGGCAGTTTCGGCCGACGTGTGGCCAGATAGAACTTGCATGGTCCTACTCCAGGAGGGGTCGCCACTCTACGGGCAAGTCGCATGAGGCGATGGTTGCGAGGTGAGAGGCACGGAGGCGCGTAAGCTCCGCCCGGTGATTGTGGGCGTCCGACATGGCGCCGATAGCGAAGATCGCAGCGGCGCAGATGGCCCCGCACAGGGCCCCGTCGATGAACGGGTGAAAGCGCGGGTGATGCGCGGAGCGCACGAGTTGCAGCTGTAGGTGATCCCGTTTCATGTGTCCTCCGCCTAGTGAGCCCCTAGGGTAGCGCCGAAACGTTTAACAATCGTTGACTTGATACTGGTCGGCCCCGAGCTGTCTCGCCAGCGTGTGAAAGTCGCCCCCGTGTTGGATGGCGATAGGCGAGCGGCCGAAGCCTGAGAGGATTTCCGCACCGCAACTGCCACAGCGGAACTTGTCGCTAGACCATAGTTTGTACGGTCGCCAACGTTCAGGTTGCGCGGTGCCAGGCGCCGGACGTTCCGGCCCCTTGGGCATTCCCTCCATGAAATAAAAGCCGGTCTTTATGCAGCGAAAGAAACGCTGGCACGGCACACATACAGGTTTGAGGCTCATCGGTCGGTCCCGAGACGTTGGCGCGTTATTTTGCGTTCGAGCAAATCAACGCGAATGTTGTTGATGGTGGCGTAGAGCAAGCCGAAGATCAGCAGCATGGTATCGGTGTCCGCGTCTAACCATTGCCCTACGCCGATCATGGCTAAGGCGAGGGCTATTGCGATAAACCAGCCGGGGCTCATCGGTGCATTCCCCGTTCGGCCTTCCATGCCTGATCGGCGGCATAGCGGGCCCCGTTGCGAAGTGCGAAAAAGGCAATCACTGCCAGGATTACAAGCCAGTCCATGACATTGTCCCCGTGTCATGACTCATGCACTCAGTCCGCACCTTATGCCACGTTCACGGTGCATAGGGGATGGGACAAGTTGACGCAGGGGTGGAACCAAGTTGAGCGCGGTTAAACGCGCTTGCACTACACTGGGGTTGGTGGTGCAACTTGGGTGCGGCATCTGGCCGCATTCCCACGGCGGACCAGAGTGTGGAACTTCAACCTAACGAAAGGTGGCCCTGATGCCGGAAGAGTTCAGGCCTATCGGCCAATCGACGGCCGCGCATACGCCGGAAGAGTTCAACATTTGGTTTCGCGATGCGGTGCAGGGCGACTGGTGCGAGTATTGGCGCGGCCTGCTTATGTATGACCGCCTGTGTGAGGCGCCCTATGCGCGGGAGCAAGCTGGCCTTATCTGGAAGCTCTATGAACAAAGGCTGCTAACGCTGGTGCAAGCGCGCGTCGGGTTTGCGGACTACCTCTACTTGGCTAAACGCGTTTAAACGCACAAACAACGGGAACTGGCAAATGGATCGTGACGCTGTACAGAAGACTCTCGATGTCGTGAAAGCAGAAGCGGGCGCCGACTGCCCGGTGGACATGGGACAGTATATCGCCTTCAGGCCGACCAATCCGAAGGGCTACTGCAACACGCCGGCTTGCGCCGCCGGGTGGGCATGCTATGCGATTCTCGGCTACGAAGGAATTAGCGGCAAGTCGGATCGCGACTTCTATTCTAAAGGGTCCCATGTGCTGGGCCTGGACGCCACGCAGGCCGAGAACTTGTTTATGATGGGGCAGGGCTTGTGGCAGCAGACGCTGGGCCCGTTCGACCGCCTGCCCGAACCGACGCGCAAGCAGGCGCTTATTAACGTCTTGCAGGGTATGCTTGACACGGATGGCGAGGTCGATTGGCCTAAGGCCATCCGCGCGACCGGAGCCCAATGGGACTAGGCGCGTTTAAACTCTGAACCGAACGGGAGACTTGCCGATGAAACTCAAGAAAGCGAATATCAACAAGGTGATCCGGGCCATAACTAATGCGCATGCGGCCAATGTCCGCATGACCGGCTTTATCGCGGCCGCGGGCGACGCCCCGTGTGGAACGGCCGGTTGTATCGCCGGCTGGTGTATGGCACAGGCACGCGCCAAGACTTTGCCTGAGATGCACAACTTGGACACTGAATTGCGGCACGCGGATTATGAGCGGGGGGCTGCTGAGTTCCTAGGGCTCAACCTCGACGTGTATGACGAGTCCGTGGTTAATGCGCTGTTTTATATGAAAGGGCTCGGGGACGACTATGCGGATTTCTTGCGGGGGGTTGTTTGCAATAGGCGGGATTGGGACCCGTTGCACCTGTTCGATGAGCTGCCTGCTGAGGTCCGGCGTCTCGCCGTGGTGTATGTGCTGGCCAGGTTGCGCGACCGGGGCAAAGTCGAGTGGCGGCCGGCTGTCGAGTGGGCCTTGGAAGAGCACCGTAACGCGAAAGCGACCTTTGACCTGACTATTCAAGGCTCGCTCAAAGCCATTGCTGGCAAGTAGCGCGTTTAAACACAGAACCCATAGAGGCCTTTGTCATGGCAGTAGAGCGTGAGACATACCTTGGCGACGGCCTCTATGGGACGTTCGACGGCTTTGCGGTATGGTTGCGGGCCCCGCGTGAGGGCGGCGATCATACCGTGTGCCTTGAGCCGGAAGTGCTGGAACAGTTCTTGGCCCTGATGGCCCGGCACTACGACGTTTCGAAGATTGTGGAAATCCTACAGAAGGCGGACCCCACACATGGCAGACTCAACGGACAATCCGATTGACGAGATTGCGACTGAGCAGAACGCGACGCTCGACAGGGTGTTGCGGGCTGCGCCGTCGACAATCAGCGACGCCGACCTTGACGCGACAATCGCCAAGTTTCGCAAGGAAAGAACGCTGTTCATTATAACCGATGAGGACAAGAAAGGGAAAAAGCGTGCAAAGGGAAGCGGAGACACAGACGATACCACTGACGACGAATGAGTACTGGGGCCGGCGCTCCGGGACCGTCACCAGGTCGGGTGAGCGCATATTTAAGAACAAGCGCGGCACCATGCTTGCGGGTGGCGGGAATAGCCAGGGAGGCTCACTTCGACGACGGCGACGGGAGCGCCGCTACGCCAATCGAAAACTGGACCGAATGGGTCGACGAAACCCGAGCCCGGTGGGCAAAGGGCGGATAGCTAAGAGGGCTTGATGAGCGGGTGGCGGCATGGGCACCGGATCGAGGGGCAAGCACGTTGCGCCAACAACCGGTGCCTTGCCGTTTTTGTGATTGACCGTCCACGAAAAATTTATTGTTCTAAGCGATGTATGCGTAACGTAGGAATGAGGACTTATCGCCATGCGCTACAAGCGGCCATACGTGATTCGCAAGAACGGCCAGCGCATTAAACTCTGGTCATGGCGGCCGGAGCCATGGCGCACCAAAGGTTGGAGGGCAAGCTATGTCACGAGGATGGATCAATCGTATGTTGTTTGGTTCCGAGCCAGCCGAGCCGCAAGATTCTGGGGACTCCCCTGCCCTGAGCCCCGAGTTCCCCCTTATTCCGGAGGTTGGGACGCTCCCGGACACCATGCTTGGAGTTCCGAACGTTTCGCCGGCCAAGCCTACGTCTCTAGCGGCCCACTATGCCGAGCTGGAAGAACTCCGCGAAGAACGCGACGAGCTGTTGGCCGACCTGGAGGAAATCCAGCGCCGGGCGACGGAGCTGGTGGAGCTGTTCAAGCTGCCAGCGTCTAAACGCAATCCCTCGCTGAGCCGCTTGGAAGAGTGGCTGGCCTCCCGTCCCGAGCCGAAGCCGGGCGTGCGGGCGCCGGAACTAAAGCCGGCCGAGAGGGTTCAACCTGCGCCGTCCGCTGAGCGGCGCAAGCAACTGAAGGAGGCGATACGTGCACGAGGAAATATTCAAGGGCCTGCCGGAAAACTTCCCGACTAGCGTGTGGGACCCGGAGAAGCCGGGCCTGCAAGTTGTCTGGGACTCCACCAGCACCAAGACCGGAATGGAGTGTTGGCAGCGCTACAAGCTGCATTGTGTGGATGGGTGGTCCACGACGTTGTCGAAGACCGATGCCGAATACGGCCACGCCTACGGTGCAGGCCTGGAGGTGTTCTACAAGCGCGTCATTGAGCACGGCGACACGCATGATGACGCGCTGCGCCACGCTATCTTGGCGGCCCTGTCCGATACGTGGCGTGAGGATGCCCCGACGTTGGGCGCATACATAGACGTCTGGCGCTGCCTCGGCACGACCAAGTACCGCAACCGGGCTGGGCGTGCGGCCAAGTGTCCGTGGAGCCACAAGGGCAAGCTCTTCCCGGCCCCTGGGCCCCATACGTGCAATTGCGGCTCCCTTACGGAGTCCTTGAACGCATGGTTCCCGGACGTTGCCGGTAAGGATCGGGCGGCGTTGATCCGGGCAATCGTGTGGTATACGGACGACCAGAAGGGCGCGGGCCTCGCGACCGTCAGTCTGCCGCAGGCTGATGGCACGCAGCGGGCCATGGTGGAAGTGCCGTGGGCCATGCCGCTGGCCGGCGGGTTCTGGTTGATGGGCTGGTGGGACAAGGTCGCGGCCCTGGGCGACGAAGTGTTCATAACCGACCACAAGTCGACCAAGAAAACGCTGAATGACGACTACTTTGCCCAGTACAACCCCAACGTCCAGGTGTCGTTCTACGACCCGAGCGGGGACCTGTTGAGGGCGGCTGGTATTCAGTACAAGGGCGTTATGATCGAGGCGGCGCAGATGATGGTGGGGGGTGTACGGTTCGCGTCCCGCGTTTATACGATCAGCGCTGCGCGGCGCGCGGAGTTCGGCCATGACCTGGGGCGGTTCTTTGCAGAGGCGGTGCGCAACCACGCGACCGGCCATTACCCGCGCAACCGGGCGGCCTGCTTCTTGTGCGAGTTTAAACGCGTGTGCGGCGCGGAGCCACATGAACGTCCGCATATCTTGGCTGAGCATTACGAGCGCAGCCGGTGGAACCCTATCAAGCGCACCCGTGAGGTGCTAACCGAGGAGACGGCCGATGGGACTTGAAAGTCGACTGGAAACGCTGGAGACGCGGGCGCACCAGCATGAAATGCAATGCCTGTTGTTGACGCAACTCGCCATTAGGCAATCGGGCATAATCGGGCTCTTGATGCTTGGGGAACATGTGCCGCTGCGGGCCTTGGCCGAGTGCGTGGCCTTGACCCAGCGGCTCACGAAAATAGGGTGCGTCATCCCGCCACATTCTCCGGAGCCGGACGGCGGAGTACAGCCGTCTGAGATGAACTGAACGCCGGCCGGTCCCCTTTCCCCCGGCTGGTTTAGGGGAGGGGTGGTGTGTCTCCGGGTGTTGCGCACCGCTTCTCCCCGCTTCCCAAGAGGGTAATATGCGCGCTGACAAGATGATTAAGCAGACGCCGGTCCGGATGCTGCTGACTGGCTATCCGGGCTCAGGCAAGACCGCGTGTCTCGCGGCCCTGGCGAACGCTGGGTTTAAACTCCGGGTGCTCGATTATGATGGTAACCCCGAGGCGCTGTTGCTCTACACAAAGCCCGAGTGCCTACAGAACATCGACATTGTCACGCTGGAGGACAACCTTATCAACCGCGGCGACCACATGGGCGTTAGTGGACTACCGGCTGCGTTTACGCGCGGTGTGGCGCTGATGGATCGTTGGCGCTACGAGGACTCGGACGGTGAGCCGGAGCTAGATAAGAAAGGGGCACTCACCGGCAAGAGGTTCACAGACCTGGGCAAAAGCGACACCTGGGGGCTGGATACTGTGGTTGTCTGTGACGGGCTGACGGGCCTCACGGCGGCCTCCCTGAACCGTGCACAAGCCCTCATGAACAAGACGCCGCGCAACCGGACCCGCGCGCTGTGGGGCCTCGCTGGCAGCGAGCAACTGTCCTTTATCAAAAAGCTCACGCACGCCGACAACACGCATCACACAATCGTCATCAGTCATCTGAAGCTGATCGGCCCGCGCGACATTGAGGAAGACGATGAGGACGAAACGGTCAAACTCAAAAAGCGGCTCATCTCTCTCGTCCCCACACGGCTCTATCCTACGGCGGTTGGCCAAGACCTCGCTAAGACCGTCGCTGGGGAGTTCCCTGTGCACGTCAACCTTGAGGTTGAGGGTGGGGCGATGGGAAGGCCTGGGAAACGGCTGTTTTCGATCCATCCGCGTGCGGACATGGACCTGAAGTTGCCGGTTCGCGACATTGCCCGGTTAGGAAAGCTGGGCGTCGAGGACGGCATGCGTCAACTGTTTGAGGCGATGGGACACCCCGCGCCTAATGGGACTCCGGCGCTGCGCGTCGAGGGTGAGCAGGCCACGGAGCCTGCGAGTGTAAACGCATAGGAGCTACGACATGGCAAAGGACTACTCGGAAATTCTGAACCAGGCCTGGGACGACATCCCGGACGTCAAGTTGTTGCCGGGCGGCAGCTGGCGGCTGAAGTGTGAGAACGCCAGCTACATGGAAGCCCGCGACGCAGACAGCCGCGCGTCGGTTCTGTTCGTCTATGCTCCGGTAGAGCCGATGGTGGACGTTAACCAAGAGGAAATCGACGCCCTGGGCCCGGACTATGCGCTGGAGAACAACCAGATTTTCTACAAGATTTGGTTGCAGCGCAAAGCGGACTGGGACAAAGTCCGTAAGCATATTATCAAGCACGGCGTCGAGCTGGGCCCGCAGCTGGGCGTGGGCCTGAAGTCTTGCAAGGGCGCCTTCGTGGTCGCGATGATCGGCCAGCGGACCTTTAACGATGCGTCTGGGGCCTCGCAGGCTGAGAACACCGCGTCGAACTTTGTTGCGGCGGAGTAACCCCGAACACCCTCTCGGGACCGTCGCTGGGGGGCCGGTGTGTTGCATGCGTGCCGGCCCCCTACCTCTGGAGAAGGACATGGCAGATGGCCAAAGGACTTTCGAGCCGGATTGGCTCGCTGACGCGATCCGGACATACCAAGAAACCGCGCGCCGCGGTGGCCAAGAAACTCGCCGCTTTGCGTGGCAAGGAAAAAGGGGCCAAGCCGAAACTTTCAGCTTTCGAGGACGCCCTGGTCCTCGCGGCCAAGCCCAAGGTGCCGAAGCCGGACAAGGACAAGAAACGCTGACGTAACGGGAGATACCTATGGCCTACAGCAAACGAGCCAAGCGCCGGGACATTCCGGTGACCGTTGGAGTGAAGCCCAGTTCGATGAGTGACGCCGTCCAGAAGGTGGCCGACGACCGAACCGAATTGACTCCGCGCGAGATGTTGGGCGCCATCGAATACGACGTCCAGGCGCTTGCCTGCACAGTGCGCGATAGCGGCCTGATGCACCCGACCAAGACCGAGTTCATCGCCCTGTGCAAGTGCGTCGAGTATCTGGCGGCGGCGGTTGTGCGTTTAAGCGCGGCGACCGGACAGGACGATGTCTGAAATCGACGTCACCTCGGACCCTGGGTATTGGCTGCATGTGGCCGATACCCGGTTCACCCTTGTATCCTTTGAGCACTCGCACGAGGGGCGCACGGTTCCACGCCGCTGGTGGGTCACGGACCTGGGCCCGACCGGTGACCAGCAGACCATTATCGGCTCGCCGGGCGGCTACACGGACCTAGACGAGGCTCGCAAAGCCCGTTACCGCGTGATATTCGGCTGGGTGCTTGCGCAGCTGCCTAGTGTGGAGCTGAAACAATGACCGTAGGCGAGATGATTGCGGCGCACCACTACCACGATGCGCGCCATATCTGGCTTGAAGATGGGCGGGCCCTTGCCGCGACCAAGCTAGGCAACGCGTTCACGATGTTTGCGAGCGCCCAGCTGGCGGCTGCGCAGGCGGATGAGCGGCTGGCGGCAAGTGAGCATCCCACTCCTGCGTCCGTAGCGAGCGTGCAGCGTCTGTGGGCCACGGCAGATATGTGGCAACGCGAATGCCGGACGCTGTTGAGCCTCGTAATACGCGAGCACGGAGATGTTGCATGAAACTTGATCCGTCAATCCCTGCGTTCGCTGATCGCAAAGTGCGGGCGGAGTTCCCGTTGCGCTCGCCCTGCGCCTTGGCGTTCGTGGGGGATGCGCCCGGAGCATCTGATGTCGCGAAGCTTAGGCCGTTCGTCGGGTCGGCGGGCCGGCTGTTCGACTCGATGCTCCGGGCGGCGCAAGTTGAGCGGGACCAGTGCTTCGTCGGTAACGTTTTTGAAAGCCAACTGTGCGAGGATAAGGCGAGTGCGCACCGGGCTCTGATCGGGGAAAAGGCGTGGCAGGTACTGTGGCGGGAGTCGCTGGAAAGGCTGGCGGACGAGCTGCGCCGGGCGGCGCCCACAGTGGTCATCCCTATGGGTTCGGTGGCCGTGAAGGCCCTATTGGACGATCCGAGGATTGGCGCCTTGCGGGGCAGTGTGGCCATGGGCCGGGGCCCGTTCGCCCCGTGGAAGGTGCTGCCCACGCTACACCCGACGCATGTGCTGAAGGTGTGGAAGATGTATGCCGTCTGCATCGGGGATCTGATTCGCGCTTCGGGAGAGGCGGCGGACGGACCCCTGATTAAGTATCCGGAACGGTCGCTGCTGCTGGAGCCGACCATAGAAGAGGTGGAGGCGAGGTGTTACGGGGCGTATCAGCAGACCCCGTTGTTGAGCTGCGACATAGAAACAGGCTGGGGCCATATCCGCGGAGTGGCCTTCGCCCCTAGTCAGTACGAGGCGATGTATGTCCCATTCGTATCAACAACTGAACTCACACGGAGCTATTGGAAAGAGGTTGCAGACGAGCGTCGGGCGTGGCTGGCAGTCAAGGCGTTGCTGGAGAGTCCGACACCAAAGCTCGGCCAAAACTTTCCACTCTATGATGTACCGTGGCTTTTTAGGAAGGTCGGTATTAGGCCCCGTAACGTGGCTCACGACCTCCGGCTGCTACACGCCGCACTCTATCCTGAGCTGCCTAAGTCCCTGGCATTTATGGGGTCTACATATTCACGGCAAGGGGCGTGGAAAGTCTGGGCGTCGTTCGGCGGCGAAAAGGTAAAGGACCGGGTCGAAGGAACAGGAGATAAGCGCGATGCGTAACGATCAATTGGCATTCCCAGTGCCTGACGTGAGCAATGGCATGACTTTGCGCGACTACTTCGCAGCCCAGGCCTTGGCCGGACTACTAAGCGGAGCCTACGCAAAGGCTGCCCTGATGAGCGAAGTTGGCGCGGAGTCGATAGCAATTACCTGCTATGATTTGGCCGAGGACATGCTTATGGAGCGGGATGAGCGTGAGCGTGAGCTTGAGGAAAAGCGCGATGCGTAAGACCAGTGAAATGCTTATACGAGACGTCGTTGCAGCCCAGGCCTTACCTGCTGTAATTGCACTCTACGGCCCGCTCCTCAGAGACGATATGACGGATGCGACGGTTACTAGGGCAATAGCCCTCTCTTGCTACGCAATAGCCGACTCAATGCTTAAGGTGGGGGAGGAAGAGCAGGCCAGGATTAAGCGCGGAGGGGTGTGATGACTAGAACGGGTCGCGAACAGTTCATTTTACTGGGCGATGGGTATGTGTTCGTTCGCGGCCCCGATGCGTTGATGCTTTGCGAGACGCGGGATGGATTTCTCCATTGCCGGGATGCAATAAGATGGTATCTGGCCAGGGTCGACCCCCGGCTAGTGCGGTTAAACGCGGTGAGGAAGGCCGATGAACTGGATACACCTGTTTGAAGCGATTTTGCACCTTGCCATCGGCGGAGCGCTCGGTTATGTGATCGGCTACGGCATCGACGGCATAGAGCGTTTAAACATGAGCCGCCAGCTGGCCGATGCGTGCAACGAAGTCGAGCAGTTAGAAACCCTACTCGCGGAGGCGAAGCGATGCCACCAGGAAGTCCAAAGCCAGCTCCAACTGACCCAAGAACTGTGCAGCTTTCATTTCCACCAGCCCCTCGCATTCCCGTTCGATCCGTCAAAGCCGGGCCCTGTCCCGTTCCCCGTCGAATTCCTCGGCTACTCTTCGCGACTGCCGTAGTCCTCGCCGCCACCTTCATCTATTTCCTAGCGCCGACCAAAGCGCGCACCCACTCATTCTATGACGCGGCCTGTTGTTCCGACAACGATTGTGCCCCCGTCACCAAGATCGAACCCGCGCCCGACAAGGGCGGAGAGTTCTACACCTCAATCCATGGCAGGGCGTTCGTGCCCTATGAGTTCAAGCCGCGCCGGCCCGCGCCGGACATGGGCGTGCACGTGTGCCTCACGCCGGGCGCCGCGGACTGGGCGGCCTATGGTGTAAGCGGCGGCGCCGGGGAGTATGGTCCGGGTCCACAGCCTCCGTTCCTTGAGCCTACAGTGCGTTGTATCTACGATTCGCGAGGTATGTGAATGCTAGTTATCAGGGTCGAGCTGTGGTCGGCCGTCACGGGACTGAAGACCGAAATCGCCCGCATGGACATATCCAACGTGGGCGACACGCCGGGGGCCGGCAGTACCCAGGTGTGCAACTACCAGACGCGGGCCTACTTCGGCCGGGACAAGACCATGCTGGACGAATCCATGCGGGTCCAGCGCACAAGCCGGACCGGCGCGGTGGCGGGCTTCCATCGGCAGCGGAATCATGTTTGGAATCTGGTGGCCCTGGCGCTTCAGGCTATGGGCTATGGGGCTTATGAGGAGTTTCCCAATGTTGTTACAACGGACGCAGGAACTGATCCTCGAACTCTTGAACGTGCTTCGCGAAGGCGACACAAGCGTCGACGGGCTGAAGCTGATCGTCGAGGTGCCGACGAACCAGGGCCAGTTCGTGATTGAGCGCCAGCTGAAGGCTGACCTAACGCCGCTGATTACGTTGGCGGAGGTCGACTTCGGGTCGATGGAAATGGACTTGAAGGTGGCTGGTGTTCCGGTGCGGCTCGTGAGCCAGGAGAGCATCGAGGATTACCAGCGAGAGTTGCGGGAGATGCGCGGTAAGCTGCGCCTCATCCGCGCGAAATACGGGAGATAGATCGTGAACGATATACCTAAAAATATACTGGAAATGGCATGGACGGAGGTGTTGCCAACTTCCGTCACCCTGGAAGAGGCCCAGGAGTTGCCGGTGGCAGGGGATAGAAGGTTCAACGCCTATGCTTGCTTGGACACGACCGGGACCCTGGAGGTGTTCGAGGTGTTGCGACCGCGTTTAGACGCGGACCAGCTTCGTATGTATAAGTGGAGCCTCGCCCAGTCGTCACCGGCCCTGGCCATGACCCTGCGGGGGTGCCGGATCGACGTTCCGTTGAAAGAGGAGCGCCGCAAGCTCGTCACCAAGGAAGTCGAGGCGGCGTGCCGGGACCTACAGACCTATGAGGTGGTGACCGCCATCTGGGACGGCGAGGAGTTGGAAACCGGCAAGTGCGAGAAGGGCGAGCGCCTGGAGCTGGAATCGGGGCTCTGCACTGATGGCAAGCGTCACAGCTGGCCCAAGAACTGGAAGGCCGACTTCGACACCGTGTGTAAGAAGTGCGGGACCCGGAGGCGGACCTTGACTGTTGGAGAGGCGGCCGACAAGCACCACACATGGCCGCGCGCAGCGCGAGGGGCCCCGCCACTTGACCCACGCAAGATGCGTTGCGTCTTGTGTGGGATCGCGCGGACCAAGCCGAAGCCCTATGAGCCGACTTCACCCGTCCAGACCAAGCATTTGCTTTTCGATTTGCTGAAGGCCCCGGAACAGCACAACAAGGACGGCAACCTGTCCACGGGCAAAGAGGCCCTGGAGCGTATCGCCATCCGCAAGCCCAAGCTGATGGACCTCTGTTACAAGCTGCTGAATTTCCGCGACCTCGACAAGCAAAAGCAATTCCTCGAATGCCGGCTGAGCCCGGTGGGCCGCTTCCACGCCAGCTTTAACGTCGCCACGCCCTGGACCGGGCGGTGGTCGTCCAGCAAGGACCCCTTTGGACAGGGGTCCAATATGCAGAATATTGCGGAGCGGCACCGGGCGATCTTCCTAGCTGATCCGGGCAAGGAACTGTTCTACGCCGACTTGAAGACGGCCGAGTCCATGCTTGTGGCGTACATGAGCGGTGACGAGGCCTACATCGAAGCTCACAAGGGCGACGTCCATACCTTTGTGTGTCGGAAGCTGTGGCCGGACTTGGCCTGGACCGGGGACATCAAAAAGGACAAGGCTATCGCGGCGTCCACGAACCCGCCCTGGGACCTCGCGCCCGGCCATGATCTGCGGTTCCAGGCGAAGCGCGTGCAGCACGGGTCGAACTACGGACTTAGTCCGCGAGGCCTAGGCTTCCTTGCGCGTATCCCCTTGAAGCATGCCGAGGCGGCACAGGCCGCGTACTTTGAGGCCTTCCCCCGGATTCTGGAGGGACAAGCGCACATAATCCAGCGGGTCAGCGACAGCCTCAACATTTACACGGCGCTGCGCCGCGTGGTCCGGCTGTTCGGCCGTCCCTGGGACTCCGCCACGCATAAGCAGGGGCTGGCCTTCGGACCGCAGGGCGGCGTGGGCGACATTCTCGACATCGGCCTGTGGCGCCTGTGGGACCGCTACGATCCGGCCGTTCTGGAGCTGCTGGCCCAAGTGCATGACGCCGTACTGGGGCAGTCTGATCCGGCGGAGCGTGACTTCGTGACACATGCCCTAAAGGAAGCGATGACGGTAAAGGTCCCGGTCGAGGACATCCGGGGGACGTGGCGCGAGTGCGTCATTCCCGTCGAGGTGGCCTTTGGGACAAACTGGGGCAAGTTCAACGACAACCCGAAAAAGGGCGCCCTCAATCTGTTGGGCTTGAGAGAGGTTGCATGACGGCGGTTGCGAGGAAGTCAAGCGCGCATAAACGCGCACCAAAGCGTGGGTCGACGCGGCGCCCGAAGCGGGTTAGTGTGCCGGCCCCACCAACAAGGAGCCGCCCAATGCCACCACGTGACCAGAGACGGGTCACCGATCAAGAATTTGCCATGATGTTCCAGACCCACGGGGCAGTGGGACTGGCGAAAATTCTGAACCAGACCGAGCGCAACATTCACATGCGCCGGAACAACGTCGAGGCCCGGCTAGGGGTCCGGCTGGTGCCGCCGCCCAAGGGGGAGCTGCACATCGCCCCCACTGACGCGCCGATGCTGGAGATAGAGCACAAGGACGGCGTCGCGCTCGTGGCTAGCGACGGTCACTATTGGCCGGGCCCGGCAACGACCGCGCACCGGGCGCTAGTCAAGCTTTCGCGTGACCTGAAGCCGAAACTTGTCATCTTTAATGGTGACGCGTTCGATGGTGCGACGATCAGCCGCCATCCGCCGATAGGGTGGGAGAGCCTTCCGACCGTTGACGATGAGCTGGCGGCGGTGCAAGAACGCCTCGGCGAAATCGTCAAGGTAACTCCCCGTGCCCGACACATCTGGCCTCTCGGAAATCACGACGCCCGGTTCAACACCAAGCTCGCCGTCGCCGCCCCCGAGTTCCGCGACGTTTCCGGAACGCGGCTGGTGCATCATTTCCCCGACTGGGAACCGTGCTGGGCCGTCTCGCTGGGTGGCCGTCGCGGCGCTGTCATCAAACACCGCTGGAAAGGCGGCATACACGCGCCGCACAACAACACGGTCGGCGCGGGTCGAACGATGGTCACGGGACATCTACACTCCCAGAAGTGCACGCCCTACACCGACTACAACGGCACGCGCTGGGGCGTGGATACGGGCTGTATTGCGTGGCCCGGCGGCCGGCAATTCGGCTACACCGAAGCAAATCCCCTAAACTGGCGCTCCGGCTTCGCCGTGCTGACCTGGGCCGGCGGAGAGTTGCTTCCACCTGAGCTGGTGACGGTGCTGGATGAGGAGAAGGGTACTGTGTCGTTCAGGGGGAATGTGATCCGTGTCTAGTCGCGAGTGGCATGCAAGGAGAGCGTCAATGGCAAGTGGCGAGCGAGTCGAAATCGAGTGTGAAGTGGTCGAACAGGGAAAGACCTACATCACGATCCGGGATGGGTCCGAGTACACGAGCCCGATGAACGGCAAACGGTACACGAACCACTTTACCCTGCCCAAGAGTGAGGTGGAGTTCATCAAGGATGGGGTTATCTCCATCCCCGAGTGGCTGGCAATCGAAAGGGGCCTGGCATGATCTATCGGGTAATGGGTTACAGCGGCATGCTTTTGATGGTCGCCGGCATTAGCCTGGGCTTCGGCCATGAGGCCGGGCTGTTTTGGGGCGGCGTCGGGCTGGTGGTGTCGGCCGCCTATGAGTACGTGCTGGCCGACAACAAGGCCTCTGCTGCCCGCGATGCGGCGCGCAAGGCCGAGTGGGACAGGCCGGGCAGTAACCGGCCAGTCAGCTTCTAGGGGGTCCAGATGCCACGACTGCGTTTAATCGCGAAGGCGCTTTGCTGGTGGGCGGAACGGGTCATGAACAAACGCCCGGCCGATCTGGTCATCGGCCACGAGGGGGACTGGTACTTGCACCGGTGGTACGTTTTGCCGCAGTCTAGGCGCTGGCCCAACGTCATGATCCATCGCTATACGCGGAGCGACGATGACCGGGCCCACCACGACCATCCCTGGGCCAACGTGACCTTTGTGCTGAAAGGCGAGCTGATCGAGCACCGGGGGAAACAGGCCGGGGACGAGGCGGCAGCTGCGCTGAAGCAGGGCGACCTTGTCCTCCGCGGCGCAGAGACGGCGCACCGAATCGAGCTGTTCCATCCCGAGGACCGGCCCATAACCCTATTTATTACGGGGGCGAAATCCCGAGAGTGGGGCTTTTGGTGTCCAGGGAAGGGCTGGCGTCATAACAAGACGTTCATTACTCCGGAGGAAGGTGTCGGAAAATCGACTATCGGCCGGGGCTGCGACGATTAACCAAACGGAGATGACGGACATGGACAAAGCGAACCCTATCTCGCGCAAGGAAACCCTGCTGCGCCTCAAGGACCGGCTGCTGCTGCGCAGCGATTGGGCGGCGCTGGGGGCCTTTGCGGCAGTGTTCATTGTGGTGGCCTTGAGTCTTGCGCTGTGTGCGCGGCCGTCAGTGCCCCGCGGGCCGATACCGCCAGCCGATGCGCCGAAGGCGGAACAGCTTGTGCCGCCGTCCCCGCCTGGGGACCGTCCGCGGAAGATCAGACCGAACAGGGAACCGCCGCAACCGAAGCCGCGCCGCACCCAGGGTTCGCTTCCAAAGCCAAGAGGTCCCGATGTAAGCCAGTACAGTCCTCATTAGATGCCTCGCTGTCTCGTATGCGCCCTGCCGGGCGCGGGACGGCCGCATGTCTGCGACCAGTACCAAGTGCATTTCCTCGACTACCTCGAACCGGAGAAAGCCATGTCCGATACAGTGTCAACGACGCTCGCTCAGCGGGGTTCCACGCACGGCAAGTTTGCCGATGGCGCGGCCCTGACTCAGACCTTCAAGACTATCATGCGTCGCGCGAAGAACTGGGAGCGTTTGGACCCGGATCAGCGCGAGGCGCTGGAGATGATTGCCCACAAGATCAGCCGGGTGCTGGTGGGGGACCCGAATTTTCCGGACAGCTGGCACGACATCTCGGGATACGCCAAGCTGGTCGATGACCGTCTTGTTAAGTTGCAGCTTCAGCTTGAGAGTGTTAAAGCCAAGGGCCCCTAGCCCAGTGACCTTTCGGGGCCCTTGGCCCTATCTATGGTGGTGGCATGCTGTGTGTCTCCCGTGTCTGTTGGACCCAGTCACAAAGAGAACGCTAGCATGCCATCATCGTTCCGGGGCTGTGACAACTGGACGCATGATGTAGATTAGGCCTGGACAAACCGAAGGCCCCTATTTCCGCAACTGGCGGTTGAACCACCAACGCTGCACGGTGGACGTCTCCCAAATCCGGATCAGCGACCAGACCACGGTCAGGCCCGTGGCGAGCGCCGGCAGGGCGTCGGCCGCCCAGCCCAGCAAGGCGGTTACGGCGGCGAGGTCGAACCCTGCCTTGATGTACTCTGACATTGCATTTCCCTCACTTGCGCTCTGTGCGGTCCTTGAACCGGCCCCGGTGGCCGGTCTGTTCCTCGTTTAAACGATCCCACTCCCGAAGGTAGCGTAGGAAGCCATGCCGGTCGCCATCGGCGAAGTAGCCTTCCAGCGTCATTTTCAGCACCGCGTCGGTGTCCTCGGGGTTGAGCCGTTCGGCGCCATCGCGCGTCATGGTGTTGAAGTCCCGCCGCGCCCTGGTCGTGTCGTCGGTGATCGTGGGCGTAGCGCTGCGGCTCTGGCCGACCGGGTCGCGAGGCCCAGGCAGCATGTCGGCCTCACGGGCCTCGGCGTCGCCACCAGTAGCGAGCGTCGCAGTGGTGGCGGCGGCCCCGCCCGTGGTCCGGCCGGACTTGGCCGCCCGCGCGAGGTGGCCAGCGACGGCCTTCCACGAAACAGTCTTCTCGCCCGCGAACACCTCCTTGTTCAGGTGCGCGGCGATGCCCTCGTAGGTTTCCCCTGCGCGGCGCATGGTCAGCACCAGCTCGCTAACTGACGGATCGGCAAGCGGGGACGTGGCGCGCGGGTGCGCCTTGTCGGTGTAGGGCGTCTTGAGCCGGTGTGCGACCGTGTCAGGGTGCACGCCCAGCTCATCGGCAATCTTGGAGTAGGTCATGCCGCTGTCACGCATCTCGCGCGCCTGCTCCAGCATGTCGCCGTCGAGGGCCTTCTGCCGCTCCCACACGGGGCGCACGGCCGGCGCCGTTTCAGGGAGCGTGTCCTTGGCGGCGAGGCTCCGCGGGTCGGACCCTGTTTCCCGCGCCACGGCAATCTTAGGCAGCTTGTCCGTGGTGTCGTCGGCCAGCCCGAACCAGCCGCGGATCGTGGCCTGCATCTCGGGGTCGCCCTTGTGCCTGCGGATGAGCGCGGTCATCTCCGTAACTTGCTCCGGCGTCAGCTTCGCCACGTTCTCGGCGACGGCCCGCCCAGGGGCGGCGGCCCGCTCCTGACGCTCGGTATGGCGCTTGGCCGCCAACTTCTCAGCCACAGTCTCCTCGCCGCGAAGGGCCTTCCGGTGCTGCGAAACGAGATTGTGCACCGACTGCTCATTCATCGTGTCGGGGAACTTGGCCTGGTACTGGGCGATGATTTCCTTGCCCGAAAGGGTCTGGTCCGCGGCAAGCTGGCGCACAAATTCGCGATGGTCCGGGCTGTCCACTTTGCGGCGCTTGGGCGCGGAGCCAAAGGCGGCCAGTTCCGTGCCGGAGTCGTCGGCCTTGTCGGCGGCGGTGCCGGGCGTCTTTGGCGTCTTGCCGGGCGTGACGTGCTTGGCGTACCACAAGTCCATCGCCGTCCATTCGTCAGCGATGCGGCCGAAGTCTTCGGGTTTAAACGCGGTCGCTAGCCTCCTGACGGCCACTCCGCCGGTGCTGTTGTCGCGGCCGGAGGCCTTTGCCCCGGCAATAGCTTCCTGCACGGCCTTGTGCTCGGCGGCCAGCTCCTGCTGGATGGCCAGCGACCGCTCAAGGAACTCCTTGGGCTGGGTGCGCTTCATTTCGCCCACGAGCTTGGGGAGGTCCCCGTCGAAGGCTGGAGGCTTGCCAGCCAAGGACCCTAGGGTGCCACGGCCGCCTCCGGCGGCGGCGCGCACGGAGCCGCTGGTGCCGACCGTCTCGAACACGGCCTTGAGGGCTTCGCCGCCCACGGGAGAGTTAGGGTCCCTTTCGCCCGGCCGGTAGTTCTGGGCAAGCTCCATGGCCCGTTTCGGCCCGGCCATCAGGCCCTCGGCCATGTCGCCGGCATTGCGCGCGTTCTCTTCGCCAGTGGGAAGCTGTGGCTTCCCGCCTAGGGCGCCGGGCTGGCCGTAGCCTTTGCCTGCGCCCATGATGCGGCTCAGGACGTCCTTGAAACCGCCTTGGCCCTGGACCTCGACGTTCTCACTCTCGCGCTGGCCAGGCGTGTAGGTCTGGCCGCTCGCGGTGAGCGCGTCGCTCGCCCCGCGTAGGGTGTTGGCCTCGGCCGCGGGGTTCTCGCCGCTGGTGCCGAACGGGGCCATGGGGTAGGCCGCTTGGCCTAGGGCTTCGCGCATGGGCGAGCCGAACTTGAGCATGCCGCCGTACTCAACCGCCAGCGTGTTGATGGCCGACTTGTTGAGGTTGGACTGCGACTGGGCGGCGGCACTGATGGCGTCGTCGGCGTTAGCCGGCGGGACGCGGCCCTGGAGCTTGCCGCCGATTTCCGTGGCGTTCATCGGCTGGGTCGCCGGCTGTGGGGTCGGGATTTGGGGCATGCCGGCGCCGGGCCCCGCCAGCTCGGCCGGTGGGGGTGGCGCTTCGTTGCCGGGGAGCTGGCCGCCCATCTGGGTCAGCAGCTCAAGGAAGCCGGAGCCGTCTGTCGGGCCCATTACTGTAGCTCCTGCTGGGGTGGGGGGTCTTTGTGCCGGCCAGCGCGCATAAACGCGGCGCCATGGTGAACGCCGTTCACTGTCTCGTCATGTAGGCGGTCGATCAGGGCTTGGGCGTGGGTCAGCTGGCGCCGGCCGTTGTAGAAGGCCCGCTCGCCTTCAGTGATGCCGGACGGGATACGACGCAACAGCCCGGACTCGATGACCGGGTCAAAGACGGCGTTGGCCAGCAGCTTGACGGTGGCCTCTTTCTCGGCCATCTGCCCCACCTGAGCCTGCATCACGCGCGCCCAATAGGCCGGCAACGCCAGGGCCCCGGCGGAGCCGCTGGAGGTGCCGTGGGCGATGGCCCGGCCGATGTGCAGGCCAACGATCTTGGCCATGAGGTTGTAGCCTTGGCGGAGGATCGCATCGAACTTGGCGCTGGGCTGGCCCTTTTCGAGGATTTCGGCCGTGGCGACCAGGCGCTGCAAGCGCTCGAAAGCCTTCGGGTCCGTGCTGAACAGGGTCTTAAACGCCTCGTTTAAACGTGGTTCGGCCAAGGTTTCTTTGATGTCCACGAAGCTCTTGGACGTGGCGAACAGTTCTTCGACCAGGGTGCGGCGAAGCCCTTCCACAGCGCGAATGTCCGGGTGCGGGCCGTCAGCGCCGAACGAACTCATGAGCTTGGTGACGTCGCGGCGTGGATCGGTCGAGCCGAGGATGGCGCGGGCCGACGCTTCCGGGTCCCTGGCCGTGTACTGGGCGAGGGCGCCTTTGGTGATATAGGCGCGCTCGTTGGCCAGCTCCGTGGTTTCCTGGGCGACTTGCTGGAGCCTGCGCGTCAAGCTCGTCATGCGGTCGATCTTTTCGGCGTTCTTCTGTAACCACTGGGCGCCGCCCAGGGCTTCAGCGGGCGCCTCCGGGCTGCCGCGCATAGCCGCCTTGGCGCCTGCCTCTCTGGCGGCGTTCACGTACTGTTGGCGCACGGCCTCGTCTAGCTGGCCAACCATGGCCGCCTCTTCGTTGCCGGCGGTCATGACTCCGCCGGTGCCCGGCGCCATCGTGCCCATGCGTCCGGCGGCCGGGGTAAGGGGCCGGCGGGCCTCATAGACCTGGCGGACGCCGCGGAGATAGCCTAGGAGCTTGTCGACGGTTTCCTCCGGCAAGATGCGGGGCGCGTTGTCATAGTCGCGGCTCAGGATGTCCGCCAGCGGCCCGCGCGTGAACCGGTCGTTAAAGATGCGGCTCATGGCCGCGGCTTGCTGGAGCGGCACGTTGTTGGGGTTCTGCGCTGCGATTTCGGATTGGATCAAGTCCGCCAGCTGATAGAGGCGGGCCTGTAGCTCGCGGTTCGGCTGTTTGATCGCGGAGCCGCCGGCCTCCTTGGCCTCCTTCAAAACCTGGGAGCGGATGCTATCCCGGCCGGCGAGCATCGACAGCCGGACAGAGCCGGCGCCGTCATCGTCAATCTGGAGGATTTGCCGGGCCCTGTCGTTCGGGAAGTTACCCGCCGCCACGCGCTGGTTCGGGTGAGTCAGGACGTCCTCGGCCCAGGCCCTCAGGGCGTCGGTGTGGATACGCACGTTGCGGTCCACGCGGCCCCAAAAGCGGTCGACCACGCCCGAGGCCTTTTGCTCGACGTTCTCCAGGGTGGAGCGGAACCGGTCGCTCATCGTGGCGTTCGACGCGCCCGAAGTAGAAATGCTGTTGATGGACCGCGTGATTTGCCGGTCGATGGCCTCGACTTCGCCAGACAGCTGTTCGGCGGCGAACTGGCGCGCGTAAATCGCGTCAACCGGCTTGCCAGCGACGATGGGCATGGTTTCGCGGGCGCCGACGCCGGCCAGCTTCTCGCGCTCAAGATGGTAGCTCATCGGCAGGCCCATGCGGCCGGCGTTCGGGTCGCCGGACAGCCTCTGGTGCAGGCTGCGGGTGAGCGGAATCCCGGTGCGGCGCACGCCTTCAATGCCTGCAACGCCCGTGACCAGGCCGCCGGCCATCTCGCCCACGGTTTCGCCGATCTTCTCACCGACCGGACCCAGGGACTCTGTGCCAAGGGCGGCGTCCGCGGCGTCGCCAGCGAAGCGCCCAACAGGTCCGCCATATTCTTTGCCCGCGGCCATGCCGGGAACCCCCGCGACAGTGCCGACCAGGGTGTGGGCGGGCTTGTCTACCGCAAAGCGGCCAAGGTCTTTGACGGCTTGCCGACTGCCAGCCTCTAGCGAACCGGGGACACGGCCACTGGTCGCCGTCACTTCCTCGGCGGACCGTACTGCGCTTAAACGCGGACCAGCCGTCCGGATACCCACCATGGCCAGCATGGCGTCCGGGAACATGGCGCCGATCTTACCGCTCAGCGATTCGCTGTTCATGTTGGGCGAAACAAGGCCCATCTCTTTCATGGCGTCGCGGATGGCCCGTTGGGCGTTGCCGGGCTTTTCCAGGAAGTTCTTCCCGGCGTGCCCTAGCAGTTCGTTCACGACTTCGACAGGGAAACCGACCATGTCGGCAATTCGCGCGTAGGCGTTGCTCAGCACGTTGTCGACCGCGCCGACAGGCCGGGCTTCTGGCGCCTCCGGCGCCTCGCCGTCGCCCAGGGTCTTGAGGGCGTCATCAAGCGGGTCTAGGCCCTTGGGCTGGGGCTGGACGGAGGTCGGCCCTAGGGCCTCCAAGGCTTCGTCAAGTGGGTCGGCCATGGCTCACCTTTACTCGGTCCGGAACGGGACGCGGACTTCGCCGGGCTTCTTGCGGCCCTGCGCCTTGCGGTCGTTGATGTAGGCGCGCATACGGGTCTTCTGGCCGGACGTCATCTTGGGGCCGTTCTCCTGGACCCAGCTGTTCAGCGTGGAGTCGTCCATAACGTCCAGCGTGTTGTCGGCCGGGAGCTGGATTTGCTCCTTCTCCGCCGCCTTGGCCGCCGGCTTCGCTGGGGTGCCGGGGTCGTTCGGGTCGCCGGTTACGGCGCGCTCGACTTGGCTCCGGCTCGGCACGGCCTGCAACAGCGACTTGGCACTGTGGCCTGCCTTGCCGGCGCGGATTAGCTCCTCCATCTCTTCCATCTCGGCAATGGAGGGCATGGCTCGCAGTACGGCGTCGGTGCGGTACGCCTCATGCGAGGCGCCGATGCGGTCCTTTTGGGCGATGTTGGGGTCGCGGCGCTGACGCTGGTGAATCTGTAGCTCACTCTCCAGGTACTGGCGGATTTGCTTGGCCTTGCCGATTTCGTGGGTCGGGTTCGACGTCGGCCCCAGGTCGGGCAGCAAGTCCCTGAGTACTTCGTATTGCGCCTTCAGCGTCCGGCCGCCATCGGCGCTCAGCAAGCGCATGAGGTTGACGTTGTACAGGCGCAAGGCGTCACGCTGGTTCTTGACCTCGGACATGGCAAGGTCCGGCGAGATGTTGCCGGCGACGCCGCCGATGCCCTCGCCAAGCCAGCCCACGGCGCCCGCGCCGAGAAACATGTTGGCCGGGTGCTTCAGCTTCGCCTTGCGGCCATCCGGCTTCTCCATCGGGTCCACCTCTCCGGTGCCCTTGCCAGGGCCCGAGTCGGCGCTTTCCTCCGGCGTGTTGGCGATGTGGCGAATGACCTTGCCGGTGACGACGTCGATGATCTTGCGGTTGACGCCACCCAGGCCATCGGGGACCGAGGATAGGACGCGGGTCTTGGCGCGGATTTGCCGATGCTCCTCCTCGGTAATTTCCTTCTTGGCCAGCATTTCGTCCAAGGCCACTTCCTGGGCGTTCTGGCGGCGCGCGGTGGCGTCCTTGCCCTGCTCGAACTGGGCACGCTGCTCGGGCGAGAGGTTCATGTAGTATTCGCTGGCCTGCACCTCGGCGGTGGGCACGCCGCGGAACGAGCCCTCGACAGGCATGCCCGTCCGTTTGTTGCTGTAGCCTCCGGCGTGGCCAGGCGCGGTGTCGCGGTACTCTAGTTCGGGCGTCGAGGCCTTCAACATAGATTGTACGAGGCCGATGGCCCGTTCGGGCGGAACGCGCATAGCGTTCTTGGTGAACACGGGGTCGGCCAGAATCTGGGGAAAGAGCTTGGCCGGGTCCATGTCCGGGTTCTCGGACCGGATCGCGTTTACACGCGTCATGATGTCATTCTCGGCCTGCGACACGGCGCGCGTCTCGCCCATTGCCCTGTTCGTGCGGCGCTCGGCTTCGTTGAGCTGCACCTGGTGCGCCGTGGGTACGCCCATAAGGTGGTCGACGAAGCCCATGAGGGTGCCTTGCTGGCCGGCGGCACGCGGCGCGCTGTAGGCCGGCGCCTGGGTCGGGCTGGGCATGGGCAAGTTGACCATCGGCGGCTGTTGCGGCTCCGGGGCAGGCGGAGGCGTGCCGGGCGGGTCGCTCGGCTGCGCAAACAGCGACGTGATGAACTCGAATGGATTTCCGCCGGCCATGATTTACCCCATCCCTGGAATTGGCATAGAGCCGCCGCCCAGGCCCTTGGGGAAGAGGCCGGGGAAGATGCCCTTGCTGGAGGTGCTGGTGCCTGTGCTCGTGGAGCTTTGGCCGGTGACCGGCGCGGTGACCTGGGAGGCGATCTGGAGCGCCTTCAGAAGGCCCTCGCTGCGTCGCTGGAACTCTTGCAAGCCGCGCTCGATTCCCATGTCTTCGATCATCCTCGGCAGGCCCTGGGCCTGGAGGTTTTTCATCAACGCGTCCACGTCCTGCTGCTGGAGGGCGACGGCCTGCTGCTGGTTGGTGCGTTCGTTCTTGAATTGTTCGTTGCCCATGTTGGTGCCGATGTCACTCAACATGTTGGCGCTGGCCTGGGTCGCAATGGCTCCAGCGCGGTTAAACGCGGACGAGCCGCCGGTGGCCGGCTGCCCGGCGCCGCCGCCCTGGGAGAACTGGCCTGCGACGGCGAACTTGCCCGGCAAGGACCGGGACAGGGTTTCTTGCAGGCCCTGGAGGGTGGGCCTCTGCGCAGCCCGGACGGCGGCGTCAAAGAATGGGTTCGCGCCCTCTTGGCCTGGGAGGTACTTGCCGCCCAGGACGTCGCGAAGGTACTGCTGCCTAGCTGGGTCGGTTGCGACGCCCTGAATTTGGTCGATGGCGCCCTGCTCGCCCGGACGCATCCCCGCTACGAACGGGCCGCCGTACTGCGGGCCGCCGCCGCTTTTGTAGAACTGCTCCAGCGTGTCGCTGAAGCCGCCCCTCATCCGCTTGAACTCTTCGGGAGTCAAGTCGACCGGGTTGCTGGAGCTTGACTGCTTGCTGGCGCTGCCGCCGAACAGTTCTGTGGTCAGAGTCATCGTCGGTCCTAAACTCGTAGACAGCGGCCTTCTGCCGGGCCTTGGGGAAGCCGGCAAGCCACTGCGCAGGGTTGTCCTTCTCGGGGTCGATGACCGCCGCAAGGGAAGTATACCCTGCACGGTGGAGGAAGGCTAGCACGGATGCGATGAGAGCGCGTTTAAGCGCAACAGGGGTGCAGCCCAAATACAACAGCTCGGCGCTGCTGTCCGTCAGGTGCACGATGGCCAGCCCGTCGACCTGGGACCGGGTCATGCCGGCGGCCCAGACAATGGCGCGGCCCGCATCCATCCGTTCGGCAAGCCAAGTTTGGGCTTCGGCACTTTCCGTCCAGGCGTCCAGCCAAACAGCAACCGGGGGATAGCCCAGGACGCCAGGTTCTTCGATCTGCGCAATATGGCCCGTCATGCGTAGGCTCCTACTGTTTGAAGATTGAGAAGGGGAACGGTAGTTGAAACTGCGGCTCTGGCTCTGGGGCAGGCGGACGCTGTTTGCGGACCTGGGCAAGCTGGACCCGGCACTGGTTCAGGTCCCTGGTGCTTTTACCTATAAAGACTTGGCTTTGCACGATGAATCCAAACCACAGGAAGGCGCCCAAAACGCCGACCGTGACGACGGTCACCCAGTCCTCCAAGATATGCTTGAGGCCCGGCCAGAAGATGGTCGTCCAAGCCCAGGCCAGAACGCTGAACAGCGCACTGAGGATTATCGGCGCCACGGCGGCGACGACACCCCAGATGGCCACGGTGACCGATGCGGCGGCAGTTGCGGCGGCCCCGGCGACGGAGGCTAACCCGCCCAATAAGCCCAGTATACCTATCATTTCGGCTCCTCTTCGTCGGGGCCGGACGGTTCATACCGGCCCTCTTTGTGGTCATCTACGATCTTCGTATCCAAGGCGTTGACGAGTATCCAAACAAGCCCCACGCCCAGGATCGTGACTACCAGCACCTTGGGGTCCACGAGGCTCATGCCGACGCCCA